CCAGCCGGCGGCCCCGATCGCGCTGCTACTGTTGAGGGAGTTCGTGGCGGGATGGCGGCCGGGGCAGCGGTCGTGACGGAGTTGTTGCTGGCGGCGCGTTGCTGCGGTCAGTGCCTGACCAGCCGCGACCGCATTGTCTCCGGCGAGCGCGCGGCACAGATCGTCCGGGACTGCCGGCGCAGCGGCGCGCACTTCCGCTGCCACAAGTTCGCTGACGACACGATCGTCCATTGTCGCGGCGTTCATGACGTCATGCTGCGGGATGGCGCAGGTTCCACCGCCTACCAGTTCGCAACCCGCCTTGGCATTCCTGTCGTCGAGATCGATCCGGAGGTATCCCACCATGAATGATACCCGACAGCCGATTATGAAGCCTGAACAGCGTCGTGATTGGATCGAGGCATTCATGCGCGGCAATAATCAGGCGCGGGGCGGGGTTGATATCTGCGATGCCGCGTTTGTCGATGCGTACACCGAAGCCACTAATGCACCCTATTCAGTAACCATGTACGGCGCGAACAAATGCCGGATGCTTGGCCGTGATCTGTCCATCATGGCAGGGGCTGGCGTTCTTCGCCGTAGCCGGATTGGTTTGGACGGGATGGCCGGGATGGGGTTTCCCCGGTGGGTATGGTCCTACAGGCTGACGCATTCGTCATGATCACCTCGACCGACTTCGTCGCGATCCACTTCAAGGGATCACCGACACAGGGCGCGGCGATCGAGCGCGCCCGGGGGGAGGCTTGGATCGAGCGATGCCCATATCCGGAGCGGTGGGAATTGGTCCCGGTCGTGACCTGCAGCTGCTGTGGCATCCCGGCATGGGATAACGGACGCTGCACCAAGCATCAGGGGCGGAACCCCTGTGCGGTCGAGGGTTGCACCCGGACGCGTGCTGTACCGGCTGGCGGGGCTCTGGCGAACGATCAGACCATATGCGGCGAGCATTGGAAGCGATACGTCCCACCCCGGAGCCGAACCCGCCGTGCCTATCACCTGTTCTTCCGACAGGCGAAACAGCACGGGTGGGGCTACAAGGGCAAGCGCGGCAAGAGTGCCCGGCTCGACTGGCGCTTCGATAGGTTCTGGGGAAAGCTGATCCGCATGGTCAGGCGGCGTGCCGACGGTGGGCACCTAGACGAGGCAGCGATTAATCGCCTGATGGGATGGGATGACGGGGGCTGACAAGCCCGGCGCGTCCATCTATATGGCGTGACGCCGACCTATGGTGGGAAAGCATTCAAACTGGCTCCGGGGCGAACCTCCGGGGCCTTTTTTATGGCCCGGCCTATCCGGATAAGGCGGAAAGGCAGAAACGCCCTGATAGCGCGGCTGCGACGCGATCCGGGGCATCGGGCCGGACGATCCCATACCGACCCGGCACGGCGATCGTCCGGCGATATCGCGATCAGATGCTCTGCGCGTCCAGATGGGCGGCTTCGGCGGCACCGACGGCCTGTTCATAGGCCTGTTTCAGATCGGCTTGCTTGTCGGGGTCACCGTCGAACGCGTCGATGACCTGTTCGATAAGGGCCTTGTATGCCGGGAAGGTCGAGCCGACCAGCAGCGCGGTCTTCGCGATTTCGGCGACGTCCATGATCTTCATCGCAGTTTCCTACTTCGTGGGGGTCAGGGCGGACATTGCGGCGACTGCCGCATATGCCCGGTCGATCGCGTCGGCATACTTCGTCGCGTTCAGCGTCAGGTATGCGATCCGCAGTGCGCGGACCGCCTCGATCCCGCGCTGGTCGGCGGCCTTGAACTTGGCCTTGTCGATCAGGCCGGCGCGGGCCAGCGCCGCGCCCATGCGTGATGCGGCGGTGTAGGCGTTCGTGGCACCAATACCGACGGCTTCATCGATCGTGGTGCGGTCGGCGATCTCGACCGGCTTGATCGGGACGGTGGTGTCCAGCACCGCGCCGGCCGCCACGACGGCGGCCGATCCCGGGCTGGTCGGGGCAGAGCCCTGCCCCATGCACCCGGCGAGGGGCAGGGAGAGGGCGGCGGCGATCAGGATCAGGCGCATCAGGTTTCCTTCGTGGCTGCGACGTGGGTCAGGACGGCGGGGTCTTCGCCGGTTGCGGCGGCGACCTTGGCGGTGATCGGGTCCGTCGCCATCGCTTGTTTCGCGACGTCCTTGACGGTGACCCCGGAGGTGACGCGGCTGGCGACCTCCGCACCAAGAATCGCAGTCAGCTGGCGAACGCCGCCCCAGAAGCCGACGGCATCATCCGGGATGCGCCGGCTGATGGCCCGGCTGGCGACGTTGATGACGACGATCCAGAAAACGAGGGTGCTGGGGGCGATCCCAAGGTGGGCGGCGATCTCGGGGATCATGGTGAACGGGTCCATCGGCTTCTCCTATTTGCCACCGAAGGAAACGAAGGCGGCGGCCATCTTCTCATGATACCGGTTCAGCCGGTAGCCGGTGCCGTTGTACCGGCGCGCGACCTCTTCCCAGCTGGCGGCGGTTCGATCGACCTTGCGCAGATAGGGCACGATTCCCGCCGACGTGACGAACGCCTCGAACGCCCGCAGCTGTGTGACTTCGTCTCGGGCCATCGATTCGGCGAATCGCATCGCGTCGGAGTAGCCACAGCGCGCGAAATTCTCGCCCATGATCTGCGGGGCACCATAGCTGGCGGCACCGAACCCCGCATCGACGTCCAGCCGGATCATCGCCAGCAGTTGATCATATCGAGCATCCTGCGACGACGGATAGGGTCGGGTGCCCCATGCCGGATAGCTGATCAGCGGATGGCTGCGATCGAACCGCCCGCCTGTCGCCTTCGAGAAGCGGTGCGGCTCCGGCAATATCTTCGGCCGCCCCTGCTGAAACCCGGCCCCGTTGGCCTCCACCTTCCAGAAGGCCCGGATCGCAGCGGTCTGCACACCCTGACGTTTTGCCGATGCGTCGAAGTCGGGCAGCGCAAGTGCGGTGTCGGCACCATCGGTCACCATCAGCAGGACGCCGGCTTCGGTCAGACGTCCCCAGAGGCCGTCGACCGCGCCGCCATAGCGGCCCGTCGCTTTAAGGTGCCGTTGCAGGTCTTTCAGGTCCATTACGCGGTTCCGGTGCGGTGAAGTCGGGGACCTATCACAGACCCCCGGGACTGTCACCGCGCCGGTCAGCTGTCGCCTTTGTGACCAGCGTCGAGCGCGCCCTTGCCGAAGAGCGAAAGGATGCGGTCGCGCAGCAGGTCGAACAGGATGATGCCCGAGGCACCGACGCCGATACCCCATGCGATTGCAACACCCGGGCCGGGTTGCCGCTCGACGACCAGCGCGAACAGGATCAGCACAAGCACTCCGGTCAGGTAGCGGCCGCCCGGTGATGGACCTTCGCGCGCTGCGCTGACCCCGCGCGCCATCGCAAGTCCGATCATCGACAGCACCATCGACGCGATCGGGATATTGATGCCGAATAGTTCGACGGCAGGCGGACCCCACGCCGGGATCGTCGCAGGTGCAACGGTCGGCAAGGCAACGGCAACGGCGTTGCCGGCGGTGCGGATGAAGCTAAGGCCGTCCATGTTCTAGCCATAGCCAATATTTGCCCACCGTGATCATGAAAGCGGCAATCGCGGCTTGCTGGCTTAGACGGATCGGGATTTCCGTCGAGGTCCATGTCGCCCGCAGATCATTCACGACCCCGTTCAGCATCATCGACGGTGCGATTTTAAGGAAACCGATATCGCACAACCATTTGACCCAGAAGGGCACGAACAGCGCCATCAGGAAGGGGAACAGGGTCAATCCGTCAAGGATTCGGGATACCAGCAGGACGGTTGCGGTAATCCCGATCGACACCTCCCCCCAGAACAAATAGGTCAGCACGTCGCTCAACGATCCTATGCCTGCGCCCCACAACAGGCATTGGGTGACGGCCCGATGATAATAGACTGGGTGGTTCGGGGCGATGCGTTCAGCGATGTTACGCCCCCGCAATCGAACCAGCGTCGAGGTTGACAGCAAAAGCACAAGCAATCGAGCGAATAGCGCCCACCCAAAGATCATTGGGTTATTATCAAAGCTGGGAGGATACGGGCTGTTGACCGCATTAAGAGCCTGACCGACGACTGTCCCGTGCTGCATTGCCAGTAGAGCGATCATTGTTCGGGGCCCTGATCGTGCTGATCATTGAAAGAAAGGTGCGCGTTATCCAGACGCCGATAATTGGCGCGAGAATGGCGGCGACGTGCCAAGGCATCACGAACTCCCGGATATGCCACGCAACCGCACTGGACAGCAAAGACGCCATTGCTGAACCAGCCAAGGGCTACGCCCCGCCAGCCGTCGGAGATCGTGGAAATTGCGAGCGCCCCGCAGAACGCTACATCGAGCGCAGCAAACCCGGTGACGATCGCAGCTGGTGCGGCGGGAGCGGAACGAAACACCACCTTCGCAATTACGGCGACAGCGCCGGCCTGCAGGATTTCAAGGGTCAGGCGAGTGTAAAAAGTCCCGCCGAAATAGGCCATGTTCGAAATCACCGAACACAGGATCAGCATCAGGCCGATCAACACCACTGGATGCCGGCGTGATATCCGCGTCGCCCAAATCGCTAGGGCGGCATAGAATACGATCTCTACCGCCCACGCGATCATTGATCAGGCTTCCGCTGCTGCGGGGGCGTCCTTGGCCCCGCCGCCGCGTGCGGCGACCTCGCCACCCCCGGGCTGGCCATTGCCGGCGACTTGATCCCAGTCGAGGTCCATGCCCTGCACGTCGCGCAGATAGGCGAAGGCCTCCGTCAGGTGGCCGTGCTGTTCGACGGTCAGGCGAGCGGCGAGGGCGGTGTCACCGGACGCGATGGCGGCTTCGACGGCGCGCTGCGTCGCTCCGATCCTGTTCGCGATTTCCTGCGGGTCGGTCACGATCATCTCCTGTATGTTGAAGACAGCCAGATAGCAGGAGCCGGGCCCGGCGGACAGCCCCGCGTCAATCCTACATTGAGAAGTTCCAATTGATTGCGTCATAGGCGGCTCGCTTGGCCGTCGCGGTGGTCGCGGCCTTGATCGCCCGTATCCCGGCCTGTTCCACAGCCTCCCACGCAGCGATCCTGTCCTCGTCTACGTCGATCCGTTCCTCGATCTCGCCGACAACAATATCGACGCTGACCCCCCGCAACTTCGCCTCTGCCATAACATATCGAAATTTCTTTTTCTGTTGGTTGGCCGATAGGTTTGCCAGTCCCGGCAGAAATGACGACAACGGAGCGGTCAAGGCGTTTGGAACGACCACGCCGAGGGCACCAGATAGGGCCCGGAAGTCCAATATCTCCTGCTGCTTGCGACTGTATTTCTTCTGTTTTCCGAAGTTTGTCGAATATATGCTGCGGACAAGGTCCTCATTTTTCGCCTTTACCTTAGCTATAAGTGAGGCCTGAACCTTGGACGGTATTTCGACCATCATTCGCGTCGTTGCATTCCAGCCGAAGGTTTCGTCGCTGTACCCGGCTGGCAAAGCCACAGATGATTGCCCATCCCTTAGCTTTGCTCCGGCGGGGGCGTTCGTGACGTGCGCCCCCGTTGCGGTGGTGAATATGGCTATTGCCGAAACGACTAGCTGATCTGCCATGTCTTATCCAATCACGTCGATTGCTACACGTCCATCGACCAGCCTTAACACGCCGTATGTGGTTCGGAATGCCGCTGAATACTCGATAGACTTATCAGGGGAGGGGCTTGAAAAGGTGTATGACGTCGATACCGATCCCGCAATATCATTGTAAATAGGATCGTTGGCACTGCCCTGATTGTAACGACTGGCCACAGAGCCACCCAATTCACCAAGAAAATTCAGCGGCCCATTGTCTGTGAGATTGCGCCAGTAGAGCGCGAGAGTGCCCGCTCCCTCCTGATCGTTTGGGGCGCGATAGTTCGCATAGGCAGATACTCGGACCGTTCGCCCCCCCGGCACGGTGGTATTGGCAGCGCCGCTGGCCGCCCCGAAATTGCCTGTGAACGGGGTCGATGATGTGAACGCCGCTGACCCATCATTTGCGCGAACTATTGTAATGCGCAGATCATAGTTCACACCTGCGCGGGTCGCACGCGCGGTGAACTCTCCACGGTCGCCAACGATATCAGTGAAGCTAATCGTCTGCCCCGATATCGAGATCGAAGAGACGTTCGACACGGCGACATAGCTATAGCTGTCGGCCGCGATTTCCTGACCACCAAGATTCAGAGCAATGCGACAGGTCCCGCCGGCCCACGTCGGCTTCGAGGTCCCATTCGCGAACGACGGGATGACGAATGTGGCGGGGCTCGCGATCAGACCGATGCCAGCAGCACCGGCGAGGCCATTCGAACCATCCTTGATCTTCGTCACCGTCACCATATCGGAGACGCCCGACGCGCTGGCGACGATTGTCTCCGTGGCAGGTCCGAAATTGGCTTCATTGTACGCGAGAACATCGCGCATCCGTGCCGCGCTGATCGTCATGGTGTTACCGCTGAACGACACGCCCGGGGTGCTATAAATGCCATGGCCGATCAGTGATCGCCACGACACCGGTCCCATCGCATTTTGTAGCGTCGCGGTGAAAACGACGTCACCGCTGATGATGTTGTTGTCGCGGTCATAGCGGATCGCCTGTGGGTTGGCGGCGACAGAGATCAGCGGCGGGTTGACGCCATCTGTTCCTCTGGGTCCGTTCTTCACCTTCGAAGCCGTCAGGCGGGACGTATAGGCTACACCCTTATATGTCGCCACCAGATCAGAATATCCGGTGTCGTTGTATAGTCCGATGGCAAAATACGCACCTGCGGCGTCGATATAGCTGTCGAGATAGAACGGGTTCTGCACAGTGAAGGTGCACTGACCGGTAACCTCGGTCAGACCTTCATAGACCCGCAGATGACCGCGACTGACGTCAGTCGGGAATGCGGGATAGTTGCCGTTGGCATCAGTCGGAACAGTGAATGTTTCATTGTCGGCAATGGCAACAATCGCGTTCTTCCCATCAGCCCCGTCCTGTTGCTTGCTGATCGTGACGCGGCTGACCGGGGTGAAGCCGTTGACATAGGCTTCCATTGAGAACTTGCCGGCTGCGCCGCCATGCGCATTCATATTGTCGATGGCACCCTGCGGTGTCAGGTACAGGTTGTCAGGACCACTGCTACCCCACTGTGCCGGAAACTGTCTGGCGTATTCGGCAGCAGGTGCAGCGTAGATATTATTTCCATCGACATTGCGCAGGAAAAAATATGTCGTTCCCGGCATGTTTGTCCGTTGAACGTTGAAATCAATTCGTTGCCCAGCGAAGTAATTCCCGTCTTTGCCAACGCGCAGCGTGGTCGATGATGCACTAAGCTGTATTGACTGCGCTGCGGCTCCGACGGGTGTGAATTCAATATCCGTAGCCCTTGCGCCTTCGTCGAGGAAGCTGCTGTCCATGTATAGCGTTAGGTTCGGCGGTGCCGGAACCTCTCGATAGACGTCGCCGTTGTAAATGTACCGGATAACGTTGCCGTCATAGATTATCTGGAACAGGCCAAGGCCATATCCGACAATAAAATTACCGACGTATGATCCACTTTCATAGATACTGGCATTTCCGTCGCTTTGCGGATGCCACGCATAGTTCAACGGCTCCCAACTCGAACCCGCGTTGGGATCGTCGTTCAAACCGATCATGAAGCCCTTGTCGCCGGTTCCGCGAAAAGCCACGGCGGCACCGCCGCGAAACCCCGTGGTCGAATAGGCGTCGGCATTCCATGCGTAGCCCCCGGATTGCTTGATCAGCTGGTTGCCGGCCACCACGACGCCATTGCGCGAGGTCAGGCCGAACGGCGGCCCCTTGTATGCCGTCCACGAATAATAGATCGGGCTGTCCGGCTCCGTCGGAGACGTGCCGGTACCGAACCCGACATAGGCCCGTGTTCCCGCCTCACCCGTGGTGAAGTCGATCTGACCATCGGGCGAATTCGCATAGGCATAATACGGATAATAGGTGATGCCGTTTCTGCCGGCTACACCGGGCAGACCATCGACACCGTTGTTCCCGTTGGTAAAACTGTTCGGTACGCCTCCGACAATCTGGAATGTTGTCTGAATTAGCGCATCTGTTGGACCTTCGGGGTCATGCGGAATAGTTCCGGCGACCCGTTCGAAGCCGCGCCCTTGCCCCCATCCCGCAACGCCAACAAGAGTATATGCGCCGCGATAGGCAAATGTCTTTCCGAAAACTTCTGGCGATGCGCCGCAACGATACATTGCTTGAAGCAAAGCGGGAAACGTATGGTTTTGATTTGGCTCGTCGGATGAATAGACGATGACAGGAGTTCCATCTGGAATTGCATTCAGAACGTTGAACATACCATCGATGCCTTGCGGTCTTCCATTTGCAAAGCCATCCGAAGGATATGTTATTTGGCCGTTTCCGAACACATCGAAATGCCTAACGCGCCATACATTTGCGGAAACACGCCAACAGACGGTGTAGCTTCGCGCATAGGTATCCGAAGAACTGCCGACTTCAGGATTAGGATCAATGAATGGCTGTCCATCGGCATTCCGAAGTCCGTGCAAATATCCTGCCGGGCGGATCGTTCGAGCCCCTGAACTTGTAAGCGTATAGGTTTCGGCATCGGCTCCCTTCGCGCCGTCCTGAACCTTGTTTATCGACACCGCATCAGTCAGGCCGGTGCCCTCGATCGACGCGATCAGCGTCACGCGTCCGGTGGGGCCGCCATGGTCGCGGATGACGGCCATGATACCAGCTTCCGTCAGCGTCATCGTGTCGACGTCCACCGCTGACCAGAATTGCGGGCCGTAGGCGGCAGCGAACTGATCGGGGGGATATGCGGCAGTCACTGCCTGTCCGGCACTGTTCCGCAAGGTGAACAGGGTCCGGGCGTTTGTGTTCTGCCGCTTGGCCCCGAAGGTGATGGCCTGACCCGGGATCAGATTGCCGGCGGTGTCATAGCGCGCGGTCAGAGCGGATGCAGACAGGCTGATCAGGGCCGGTGATATTCCATTGTCGCCCGCGATCGACTTGGCAAGGCTGAACACCTTGATCAGGCGCTTGCCCGCGTGTGCTGTTCCATCCTTGCCGATAAAACGGTACGTCGCGCGGGCAGACAGTTCGTCTGCATCAAACCCGGTGTTGATCACGTATCGTGGATATTCTGGCGCGGGAAATGGCCCGCCGTATCCTAGTCCTTGTGGGTTGTCCGTGCTGTCAAGACTGAAGCTTTCCGTGACGTCTTGTGTTCCGTAGAAGATGCTGACGGTAAATTCGGCCCCGGCATAGCTGATGACATTGCCGTTCGGATCGGCGGGCACAGTATGCATTTCGTTATCGAACTGAATGCTATACGCGCTTTCGCCATCCCTGACCGGCCGTGCCGTCAGAACGCTGCGATATTTAGACGTAGCGTCCAAGGCCTCAACCCAGCGATCACGATATAGTGCCGGGTCCGGAATCGGAGTGACAACAGAAGTGTCATCCCATGACGATTGCGGCAGGAGGGCTTCGAGATAGGCGATCAGGCGATCGATCGCGGCATCAGCTGCGATCTTGAAGGGCTCGACGTCCTCTGGTTGCCCCAGCGCCTGATATCGATCATCAAGTGCCGACTGATCGCCGATCAGTCCGCGATAATCGATGATCGCCTTGCTCTTTTCGCGTGGCGTCAGCTGGCCGTCAGACGTCACCGCGTCCAGCTGTTCGCGGATCAGGTATGCCGGCAGATCGGCGGAATCGACTTCGATATACGGCGGGTTCTCCGCCGTGACGCCAAGGAACGTGTTCCGGACGAAGTAGACGCCCGTCTCCGGCACGACGAAGAATTCGGTCCTGACGTCGCCAAGCGACTGCGCATCGGCGATGTTCGTGGTCAGGCTATACAGAATTTCGGTTCGAAGTGGCCGGCGATCGTCGGGCTGTTCCCAGACCAGCGCCGCGACACCGGCATCATCGCTCGACGACAGCGACAGGTTGATGACGTTCGGGATTGAATCCACCTGACCGTCCAGATCAAATGTGCCCTCAACCCACCGCGTCTTCCTGCCCAAGCTGTCGAGCCCCCGGACCCGGAAAGACCATTGTCCGATGGCAACCCCCCTGACGGTCCTGCTGGTATCGGTGCTGTCGGCGAAGGCCTCCCAGCCCTGCCCGGGGGCCTTGAACTGCGCCTGATAGAACGTGATCCGGCTATCCGTCGAAGCGGTCCAGCTGACCTGCACCGACGGGATCGCGGCGTCGCCATCGCGCAGCAGAAATTCGAACGCATCGATCCGTGTTGGCGGCAGCAGCGGCCCTGACGGCAGATCGATGAATTCGGGAGTCGAGATATCCCGCCCTAGTTCGACCCGGTCCCACTTGGTCGGATCGTGCAGCACGGCGCGGACCCCGAACGGAGGTTCGTCCGTGGTGATCGATCGCACCCGCCATTGACGATTGGCGATCTGGTCCGTCTCGATCGACCACACGGCACCGGGCATCGGTGGCGAAGGCCAGTCCGGGCCGGCGAGGTTGATCGTTGCCGTGGTGCCGGGGCCGTTGGTCACGACCCGCCGGCTGACGCTGCCGTTCCGGAGCATGACGCGCAGGCGATAGGTCTGCCCAGCCTCGATCTCAACCGGGGCGTCTAGCGTCATCTGCGACCCGGTTGCGGCACGCACCCGGCCGCCGCGCCGGCTTTCGGTGAACATCGGATCGGCAATCGCCGCGATACGGCCCGGCCCAACGAATGAATGGTCGTCGCCGACGTCATAGGCTGCGGTGCTGTTCGATCCGGGCGCTTCGTCTTCAAGCCCCCACAGCGCCATGCGATGCGCCTGCCCCCGGTTGGTGACCCCGAAGGCAGTTACGGCATCATCGGCGCTGTCACCGCGCCGGCCGAACCGACGGATCAGGTCCGGGTCTTCGACGATCTCCGGTGTCAGCCGGAAACCGTCTTCCGGGTCGTTCCAGTAGACGACGCTGACACTGCGCCGCTTCTCGACGGGAGTGACGCGTCCATAGCTGATCCGACCTTCCACGACGTTGGACGGCGTGATCAGGATCGAAGGGTCTTCGGGACGGTCCTGTTCGGCGACGACAGTCCCGCTGCCCCAGTAGGCGAAGCCACGAAAATTCGAGGCGATCGATGCGAGTACGTCATAGGCGGCGGCGGGGTTATTGATGACGCAGTTGATCGTATAGCGCGGCTGCATCCCGCCCCGGCCGTCCGGGACCATGCCGTCGCAGTGCTGCGCAATTGCATATAGCCCCCACTTGTCCACCGATTCAGGGGGGACCCTGCTGCCCAAACCGTACCGCCGCGCCACGACGATATCGCGGAAGACCCATGCCGGGTTGTCGGTCCACGCCCGTTTGAAAGTGCCGTCCCAGACCGCGCCATAGGTGCGCGCCACCGGGTCATAATTTGATGGCACCTCGACGATCAGACCCAGCAGGTCATAGCTGCGCGCCGGGATCGACGATCCGAATTGGCGGGCATCGACCGTCAATCCGATCAGCGCCGTGTCCGGATAGGACAGTTTTGCTTCGATCACCTCCGTCAGGAGGTCCCAGTGAGTTTCGTTGGCGAGCGTAGAGGACTGGCTATCCGGGGTCATCCGGGTCACCCGGATATCCCGCTGGTTACCGTTCGGGAGTCGAATGTCGGTTGACCACTGGTAGCCGCTGTTCGTGCGTCCGGTGAAGGTTTTGGACACGACGTCGGTGAACCCGCCACCGTCGCTCTGGACGCTGATCTTGATCTCGACGCTCGACGCTTTCAGATCACCGTTCGTCGTGTCCTGCATCTGCAACTGTGGCAGGCTGATGGTCACGCGCGCGACTGTCGCGTTCGGATTGCTGATCGAGCGTGTGACCGGGCCGGTCAGGACCCTGACCTCCGTGTTCACCTCGAAGCTATTTTCGGTCTGCGAGAAGCCCGGGATAAAGTCCTGATCGGGCAGACCGACGCGCCGCTCGACCGCTACACCGGCGAAGTTGAACGATCCGTCCGCGTTCTGCAGCGGGGTGTCATCGAAATAGATGGATCGCAGTCCGTCGAAGAGGCCGACGATCTCGCCCTCCGATACCAAGTCGAGGACCTTGGCTGTCGCCTGCGATTGCAAGCTGTTCGGGTCTTCCTGTGCCGCCCGGGTTGATCCCGCTGAACCGCCCTTGCCGCCACCCTTTTGCAGGCTGACCCATTCATCGCCGGCGGACGATCCACGAATGCCCGGTGTCGATCCGACATACCCGTCATAGACCGCGCCGCCTCCCGGATTTGTGGGATCGGCGCTGACAGAGGCCTCGTTGACGTCAGTGGTGCTGATCCCGGCGCTGACGACAACCGATCCGGTCCTGAACCGACCATAGACAAGCGGGACAGGGTGTCCCTGTTCGGTGACATTCTCGGCTCCATCGAACACGAATGACGCCGTCTTCGTCGCCTCTTCCCGGCTGGCCGCCGTGGGTGCCTTCGGCATCGCCAGCACCGAAACAGATGCCACCGCCGCCAGCAGGAGCGTTGCCCCCAGCAGCACCTCCACGACACCCCCGGCCGCGCCGGCCGGTGTGATATGGATATCACGCTGTCCACCAAGTTGGAGGTCGATCGCTTCCGCCGGCAGGACGGTGCCTTCCCCGATGCTGACGACGTAGCCGCGATGCCTGATATATTCGCCAAAACCCGGCAGCTGGAAGACGAGCGCGCGGATGGCTTCCGTGGGTGACGCAACCGCCAGATCGAAGCGACGGCCGAAACGCTTACCTAGCCGTCCGTGAAGATGAATCGCGCGCAACACCGTCTGTTCTCCTGACCCAGTGCGTGATCCAAGGTGTCCATCGTGCGATGCTATCGCGTTTCGACAGGTGCCCGGGATCGCTTGGCAGACCAGATGACGGGTGATGCAGGGCAAGGCCTCCGTCAAGGTAGACCCCGGCGTGGTTCGGCACGTCAGAGCGGATCGCAGCGAGCCAGACGTCACCGTGCCGCACCGATCGTGCATCGATCTCAACGAAACCAGCGTCTGCGAAATATCGGCGATAGAGGTCCTTGTCGCCCGGCGTCTCCGCCTTCCACCACTCCCAGCTTCGCGGATAGTCCGGCAGATCGACCCCCGCCTCCCGGAGATACCACAGCCGGATCAGGGCATAACAGTCGGTCACGGCATGACGGAACGACCGTCCGACATAGGGTTCATCGTCACGTAGTTCGTCACCCCATGCGAACGGGATTTCGGTGGCCTGCCCGTTGGTCGATACGATGACGAAGGGCACGCACATTTCGATCTGCGATCGCATGTCCTGTTCGCTTGGGCAGTCCGGTCCCCCGGGATGACTGTGGCACAAGGCGCGCAGGTCACCGGTCCTGATCAGCGCCGCCAGCACGCGACGATTGGCGAGGGCGGACAGTTTCGGCTCTGCCGCCACATTGACCAGCCTTTGATATGCGCCCCGGCCGTCAATGTACCCCAGACATTCGGCCGGATATGCCTCGACGGCATGAATGCGAAGTGCCGCAACCGCTTCCGGGGTGCATAGCGCGGTACCGTCACACAGCTGCGCGCGGTCAGCACGCATCAGCGGGATCGCAGACGCGCAACCCCGGGGAACGCCCGGGTCGGCAGGACCGCCGTCGTGCCGAAGCGGGCCTGACAGCAGGTCGAAAGTCGCTTGCTGAACACCTCCGCTTCCGGGCTGCAGGGTGCGCCATTCGCATCGCGCGGGCTCCCGGTATAGGGGCAGGTCACGTTCGAATAATCGAATTCGCCGCGCACCATGTCCCATCGCCGCGTCTCATGTCCGCAGTAATCGCGAACAATGGGCCTTGCCGGCAGCTGAACGCCTTCCTGATCCATCAGCGCAGCACAGTTCCACGATATCTCTTCGCGGGTGTGGGCGGTCTTCTGCGACAGGACATAGACGTCGATCGGCATATGTGAATTGCCGTCAGGTTCGTCACCGCTGTTAAGATACCTGCTATAGGTCCTGATCCGGCGCAGAATGCCGCCATGAAGATCGTCGTTCTGTTCGACTAACGATGTAAAGCTGTTGTCGAGATTTGAAATCGTAAACGTCGGACGTGGCAGCGTGCCAGAACCGTTCAGTTCAAAACCTTCGGCCGTGATAGGATGCGGTGCATAGATGATTTCTTCGCCAAGCGGATCGATCCCGAAGCTGATCGCCGATCCACCGTCGTTCGTCGTGGGGGTGATCCGAACGATGCCCAAGTCGAACACCGTCAGGTCAAGTTCGAACAATGTGATCCTCGCACCTAGATCGAAGCCCTGCACATGGCTGCGGATCGTCAAAGGTCGAACTCCTGCGTCAGCGTGATCGAACAGTCCTGTATCAGGTAGCCGCTAGGTTTGCCCGACCACCCCGCCGCTGTCCATTTCAGCGGTCGAGTCTGGTCCTGCCCATACGGTGCCCATTCGATGATGCCGACCCCCGCCAGCCCCCGGAAGAACAGGCGCAGTTTCTCCGCATCAGCGTCGCTGATCCGTGTCCATGCCAAGCGCCAAACCTGCTGCACGGAGTTCAGGCCCTTCCGTGCGCGCTGGGAATAGCGGTCGCCGAAGTTGATACGCGACACCGCATAATCCTCGGTCATGTCGGTACCGAACGACAGGTCGAGGGTTTCGGGGTCCCCGTTGATCAAGGGTATGGTCGCCATCAGCGGTTCATAACCGATTGGCGAGTGTTGGTCAGCTGGCCTCCGGGGCGTTTCGCCGCTGCGATCTCTTCGCGGACGATCGAGGTCAGCGCCGCCTTGACGTCACGTCCGATCTGGCGGCCGTCCGACCCGGACGTTTCCGATCCGGTCTGAACGATAACGTCTCCGAATGACATGGTGTAGCTATCGCCAACACCTCCGCCCGTGATCCGCGCCGTGGCAGCATTGTCGTTATTCGCACGTCGCAACCCTGCCGTGACGGCACCGCTGTTCATGGCTTCAAGCATGGCTTCGTTGCCCGGCCGCGCCACTGCAGCGGCATTCACCACGAATTCCCCGTCGGACAGGTTGGCCTTGATCGCGTCGTCACGCGGACCGCCGGGACCCCTTACCTTGCCACCGTCGGCAAAGTTGAGGCTGATCGCTTGGATATTGGACACGATCGACGCGGCCTGTGCCGCTACGGTTGCGACCGCCGCGATGTTCGCCGGGAAGGGCAGCGACAACGCATTGGCGATGCCCTGCTGTATCTTGATCACGCTGTCGGCAATGGCGAACGCCTTCGACGTGATGAACAGCCCCTTGTAGACCGCCGATTGCTTGCCGACGCTGTCTTCTGCGATCGACAGCAGACTTTCACTGGTCGATTGCGCTGCACCGATCGCGATATCCCGACGGGCATAGTCGATGTTCCGCAGGGTGTCGGCGTGCTTGCGCTCGATCGCCTCCCGAACCGCCGCCGCTTCGGCATACAGGATCGTTCCCTGATCAAGGAACGTGGACAGCTGCCCCAGTTCATCGGCACGTTCGCGGTCCGCCTGTTCACGCGCGCCCTGATCAGCGAAGTTTCGACCTAGATTGTCATTGCCGGGCAGGCCGGCTTTGAACTGGCTGGCGGTGGTGCCAAGGCCTTGCACCGACCGATTGAACTGGTCCTGCGATATCGCGCCACGGGCCAACAGCGCCTGTAGCGCCGCGATCTGGTCGTGGTACTCCTGCACGGGCTGACGCACCGCTTCAAGGATGCCGACCTGCCGTGTCAGCGCGTCACCCTGACGGATCGATGACTCGATCATCTGCGCCTCGACAGGGGTCAGTTCACGTCCAAGCCGGGTCGTCTCTTCCAGCTTGGCATTCATGATGGCCCTGTCCTGCCCCGTGACGCCCTGTATAGCCCGCAAACGCTGTAGCGGCTGAACATAGGCCTGATCGAAGCGATTGGCCGTCTCCCGGGCGTCTGCATCGGTCAGGGCCGACGTGATGCGGCGCGTTTCGTCTGGCCCGGCTTCGCGATCGAACCTGCGCTTGAACTCCGCCAGCTGCCGCGCGATGCGCGCGTCCAAGGTGTCGGCACGTCCGTCGATGCCGCGCGTGGCGGCTTGATCTTCGACCCCAGCGACGAAATCGCGTTCCTGTTCGGCCTTACGCGCCGCCTTCTCTGCCGCCGTTTCCTCCGTGCGCGCCGCGCGCACCTCCGTTGCCGTTTCATCGGTCCGGAACCGGCCCTTGCGCGGATCGACGTAGCGACCACCGACCTTGACTCGATAATCCAGATGCGCGCCGGTGCTGATACCGGTGTTGCCGACCCCGCCGATCTGCTGGCCCTGCCCGACCCGCTGCCCGCGCTGCACAAGCACCGACGACAGGTGGCCGTATTCGGTGATGGTGCCGCCGCCGTGGTCGACGATGATGGCGTTACCCAGACCACCCAGCTTGCCCGCGTGCACGATGACGCCGCCAGCCGCCGCCTTGACCGCAGTGCCAGCCGGCGCGGCGATATCGATGCCACGGTGAAACGTCGAAGCCCCGGCGGTGGGGGCCCGGCGGGGCCCGAACCCGGAAGTGACCCGTCCCTCTGTCGGGTTGATGAAGGTGGTCAGGGGACCAGCCTTGGCGTCCGACTTTTCGAGCCGTTCGGCGGCCTGCTGCGCCTCGATCGCGGCGTCGCGGCGCTGGCGCAGCTGTGTCAGCTGGCGCGTGGTCGCGGAATCAACGACCTTGCCGGCCTGAATCTGGATACGGATGGTCCGTTCAAGCGCGCTGATCTGGCGGTCATATTCGAGCGTGACGCGACCGACGGCGGTCGATTGCTTGTCCGAAAGTTCGAGCGCCAGATCTAGCCGGGTCTGCTGAACGCGCTTTTCCGCCTCCACGATCCCGGCTTGTTCGGCCTTGGCGCGCTTCGCCAGTTCCTCGACGCGACCTGCATATTGCGCTGCGACCAGTGACGCCGCACCGCCGGGACCGCCGCCGGTTGCACCCGGGCGGGCGTTCTCCGCCAGCACCTTCGCCTGTTCGAGTTCGGCAAGGGTGACCTTCCGGATGCTGATCTCGCGTTCGAGGTTCGTCTTCGCCGCGATGTTCGCCGCTTCCGCCGAAGTGCGGGTTGCGTCGATCGATTCCTTGGTCGCCTTGGTGCCTTCGCGGATCGCCGCCGCGACACCCTCCGAACTGCGCGCGTAGCGGACCTTGGCACGGTCCGCGACCTCCGTCTCTTTCGCATCCTCTTTCAGCTTCTTCACGGCTTCGTCGAGCGCACTGGTGGCCTGATAGGCCTTGTATGCGAACATGCCGAGAACGGTCGTGCCGGCAAGGATCAGGGAGCCCCAAGGCCCGGCGATGAAAGTGGCGACCTTGCCGGCGGTGCCAGCGGTGCCAAGCGCCAGCGACAGCGCCGACGCCGTCTGACCGCCCTGCTGCGCCAGCACGACAAGGGGGTTGATGCCAAGGGACAGCGTTTGCAGCGTGTCCTGCACCTGAAAACCCAGCTGGGTATAGCCGGCGCGCTGCTGACCTATCGACACCGTCGATTTGTCCACCCCATCGGCGACCAGCTTCTGCACCTGTGCGAGCCGGACGTCGTCGATGATGCCAGCCTCTTTCAGCCGGTGCGCTTCCGCCAGCAGACTGTTTAGCTTCGCCATTTCGGCGGCCTCTTCGTCCACGGCCTGCAGCACGCGCCGAAGCGACCCCGCCATTTTGTCGTTCCCGGCGGCAGCTGCCGCCGTTCCCTTGGCGACGCCGGCCGTGGCGTTCCCGGCCTTGCCGGCGGCCAACGTCATCGAGTCCAGCGACTTGATCAGGGAAGCGTTCGAGGTGGCGACGGCGGTGGAAGTGCGCGCCGTCTCCGTCATCGTCTTTTCGAGTGATTCGAACCGGGTGACCAGCGAACCGATCGATTTGTCGAATTGGCCCTGATCGAACGCGGTGTTGATCGCCTTCTTCGTGGAGGCAGCGGCGTTATCGACGCCTTTCAGGTCCTGTTTGACCTTCTGCGCCCCGGTAGTGACGCCGGACGGGTCCAGCTTGCCGACGATCAGATATTCAGTCGACACCGGCCGAGCCCTCCCTTTTCAGTTCCTCTAGCCGCCATTTGCGATCGGCAAGGTCGATCCGAAAGATCACCGCCCACAAGGCGTTCGTGAGGTCAGGGGCCAATCCCTGTCGGTCGCCATATGCCATAGCGGCAGACCACGGGATAGGTCCGTCCGCGTTCCGTTCTGTTGTCAGATCACGGAACGCAACGTGGAAGAATTCGTCCCCCGGCACCCGGGGTGGTTCGTTCAGATACCAGTGATCGGGAGGGAGTGGTCGCCGTTTCTTTTGCGCCGAACGGACCGAATAGCCGTCCCGTTCATAGCGCAGTTCCCACAGCCACCGCTCCGCTATCAGTTTCCCAACTGGCGGGCCTCGCCGTCGCTGATCGGGGGTCGGGTGACGAAATTGTAAAGGTTCTGCGCATAGTTGCGCAGCGGGTCGAACATATAGTCGGGCAGGGCGCGGAAGAACGACAGGCAGTTCTCTTCGCTGAACGGCGGTTCGCTGCCGTCTGCTGCCTTGGGGGTCCTGCCCCACCCCCTCGCACAGGTCTTCGCCAGCAGGCGACGATCGATATCCCGGTCTTCCTCGATCTGCGCCTTCATGGTGTCGATGTTCAACTTCTCCGCCCGCTTGCCGGTGGCGTCGCGCACCGCCTTTTCCGATGCCTCGATCGACATGCGAAGGCGTTCGTCCAGATAGGCCGGGTTACTGTCGTGCGCCGGCGCAAGGATCAGCGACGGCTCCCCCGGAATCATGTCGAAGACATATTCCTTCGTCGTTTCCGGGGTCACCTTTTGAGCGGAGAAGTCGAACTTAACGGTCATGAGCGGTCCTTATGCGCAAGCGATGGTGGGGAGGATCGGGAAAAAGCTGATGCCACAGGTGAACCCCGGACCGCTATCCTCTTCGTGAGCGGCGAAGGTGTCGCTGATCAACACCGACTGGTTAGCGGGATATTCGCGGCCACCGCCGGACAGCGTCCCGGTCGGCAAGTCGAATGCGACGCCGCCGTCCCCGTTGCGCAGAACCCAGTCGAAGCCGACCGTTTTGTTGCAACGGATGCGTTCCAGCACGTCGGCGTTCGTGAACAGCATCTGGTTCTCGACGTCGCATTCGATGTTGCCGGCGTTCAGGTACTTCGGCCCGAGAACACCAAGCACCTTCTCGCCTGCGACGTTGTTCGTCAGGGTGAAGGTCGCCGACTTGAAATCGGTGGTCAGGCCCTCTTCGTCCACGTCCTGCAATCGCAACCGCGCGATATCGGACGCCGTGCCGAACGCCCCGGTCAGGCCGCCGGTCTTCGCTACGGTCGCGTTGGTCGCCCGCGCCGCGCCCGGCAGGGTGGTGTTCTGCCCGACGAACCCCAGCGTGATCGTGGCTTTGCCGGACAGGGGGATCGCCAGCGACAGGCTGTCGGCATAGTTGCCGATCGAATATTCCGCACCCGTCACGCCACCGGGCAGCAGATTTGGCGAAGCCAGTTCGAACTGCGTCGACGCGATGTAGAAGTCGGGATGATCCGTCGGGACGTTGCGCACGAACTGCCCGAACAGGATATCGATCGACACCCCGGTTCCGGCGTCGGCGACGAATGGCTGGTCGCGTTTCGCAAGCGTCAGCTTGCGCGGCGCGATGGCGCTGATCCGGGCGAAGCCGAAGTCATCGTCCTGCGCGAACTGATGCAGAACGTCGACACCCCCGATATGGATGACCTGCCCGCGCACAAGGCCAAGGACGGTGAAGTCCAGCGCGGCGGAGACAAGGTTGCCCTCGCCATCGATCGACAGATCACCCGGGGCACCCCGGACGCCCGCAATCGACACCTCGACCAGATCATCGACGGGCGGCACCTCTGCGGCGCGGCCGGCGACAGGAACGGTGGTGCTGCCCGGGGCGGGGGCGGCGCTGATCTCCGACAGGCCGTTGTTCGTCGGATCGATGAAGCCGTGCGCGTGGACCAGCGTCTTCGCGCCACCGGCGCTATAGATCATCCGCCCGGCCTGCGCCGCCGACATGGCCGGCACGGTATAGCCGCCGCCGACCGCCGCGCTGGTCAGGTAGCTGTCACCCCCGGCACTGCGCGAGAACAGGAAGGCTTCGGCGAAGTCCCGGATATGAGTCATGGTCATGTCGGCTTCGAACTCGACCGCCGAGTCCAGATCGGTCACGACACCCTTGCGCCGTGCCCGCGCCTTGCTGATCGGGGACCTCGCCGTCTTCGCGATCGTGGCACCGAAGCTGCCGATGCTGTTCGGCTCGACCTCGAACCACTGCGGCGACACCGGCAGGACGCCTAGCGATGCCTCCCGGGTGAACGACAGCGACATTCCAGACGTGATAACGCGACCCATCGCGACCTCCTATGACCACCGGGGCACGATGCCCTTGACCCCGGGTGCATAGACTATCAGCGAACGCCCGCCAACGGCGCGACAAGCCTAGATGATCTGTTCATAGTCGAACCGCGCGTCGATCGTCAGGCCTCGCCACCGGCCGCCCTCGATCTCGCCAGAACCGCCAAGGGGCTCGACTTCGCCGAACCTGATATCGTGCGGTTTCAGGCGGCAGGCCTCGAATATGCGACAGGCGCGTTCGCCCAAGTCGGACAGGTTCCCGACCCCATTGCCCGGCGGTTCGCGTAGCAGGATGAACAGCTGTCCGCGTCGATCCATTTTGCGGTTGCCCGGCTTGCCGATCGTGCCGGCTCCGCCCGGGCGGCGCTGCGGCACCAAGCGCACCCACGGTGCGTCGGGCGGATCGAACGTTTCGTTGTCCAGCTGGATCGGCATCAGGGGTTTGCCATCCTGATCGACCCATGCCTCTATGAACCGGGCATAGAGGGCTTCCTGTACCTGTCGCCACACCGATTGTTCGTTCTGATCGGTCGTCATTTCGGCCTCGCCTTGCTTGCCCGGCCTGCCGCTGCACGCCGTCCCCGCGCCGCCTTATTGGCACCGGCGCTGTACGTCTCTTTGATCGCTTGCTCGATCGCGCGCCCGACGAAGCCCGGGGTCGCCTGTTGCGGGCTATGGCCGGCGTTCAGGGGCTCGATGTACGGGACGCTGTTGGTCGAGAACAGCGCGCCATCAGCAGGCTTCCACGCCAGTACGGCGTTACGCCCTTGTTCGGCCATCTGTGCCCGTTGCGCGATATCAGCTGGCGTCGGCTCCGCCTTGTCGCTGTCAACGATCATCGGCTTTCCGACGCTTGGTAGCCAATTCGCGCTCGCCCACCCGGTGTCAACCGGCGTACCCAGCGGCGGGTTCTCCCGCAGGTTCGCATCGATATTCAGCATCAGCGCAACGACCTCGCCCCGCGTGAACAGGTCGAGGTCGGCGATGATGAAGGCGACCTGATCGTCCGCCATTATTCGTCGGCATCATCCGACTTCGAAGCCGCGCCGCGCAATTCGGCGAGCCGGGCCTCCGCATTGGCGCGACCGCGCACGCGCTCCGGTTCGGTCAGGCCCGGCCCGGTGATATCGTAATAGCCGTTCGACCCGGCTTCGGTGATCACGAATCCGTCGCCGCCAAGGGCGTTCGCTGCCGCTGTCTCGCCGCTGATCTCCGCTGTGGTGCCGAACAGTTCGATGCCCTGCGCGATCACCGCATCCCGGCGCAGTGCCGTCGCTTCGGTGCCGGTGACGATCTCGCCTTCCCGCAGCCACGGCGCGCGGATCAGGTGCTTGTCGTCGCCAAGCGGCTCGACGACAGTCAGCCGACGTGCTGCCTGTTCGGGCTTCTCGACCGGGGTCGGGCGCGCGTCTTCGGCGTAGACGATACGACCAGCGGCCCACAGCCGGGCAGCGTCGTCGTGCAGCAGGTCACCGGGGGCGGCTGGTTCGTCGACCACCTTCACCGGCGCAGCGGCGTGCAGGACGTGGCCGTTCAGGGTGCCGTGCCGGGCGATGGCAAGCGGACGGGTCGGGTCGAAGGCGGCGGGATCAAGGGAAGGCATGTCAGGCTCCTTTCGTGTCGTGTGGTCCAGATACACGAACACCCCGCCCTATGGATAGGACGGGGTGTCACGTCGATCGGATCGGTGTTCAGGCCGTCTGTTCGTCCTGCGGCGGCTCCCACCCTTCCGGGGGGCCAGCCAGCCGGAGTTCGGCTTGCCGCGCTTCGGCGGCCTCGGGGGTGCCGAACACCTCCGGGTCGGCAAGCCATGGTGCCGTCACCGTCCAGCTATTGTCGCCGACGCTGACGATGACGGAGGCGGCGGGCTGATCGACGCTGTCCAGCGGCTTGCCCTCCGACCGCAGCTGCGCCGCGCGTTCGCGGGCCGCCGCCTCGCCATGGACCTTTTCGGCTTCGTCCAGCCACGCCGCCTTGACCTCGAACCAGCCGTTGTCGCCCGCGATCAGGGCGACGTCATGATGGTCGTCGGGTTCACCGGCCTCGCGCAGCTGCTGCGCCGTCGCTTCGGCCTTCACCTTCCCCCGGGCGCGGATCGGTTCGTCCAGCCAAGGGGCCGAGATATCGTAATAGCCGCCGCTGGTCTGTGTGATGACCACGGGATCGGCCGGCGCATCCTCGACCTTCGCCGGGGCGACATTGATGAAGCGCGCTTCATAGATGGTGGCGAGGCGGTGGGGTGCCGCCGTCGCCTTGTCGAAGGGTGCGCCGGCCGCGATGGCCTTGCCGGCGAAGGTGAAGCCCCGGGCAGCGACGAAGTCGTTCGAGGGATCGAAGCGGGGACGAACTGCCACGGGGCCTTCTCCTGTTGTTACGCCTTCGGCTTGACGGCGTTCTTGATGAACACGGCGAGGTCATCGCTGACCTTCTTCATGCCGAAGGCCTGCCGCGAATGGAAGTAATCGCTGTAGGCGCGGCCATCGCGGCCCCGGCTGATGACGCCGCCCATATCGTTGGTCTGGCCCGGGACAAGGCTGTCCCACGCGAAGGTCGCGATGGCCGTGGGCGAGTTCAGCGACGGGTTCGGATCGATGTAGCCCAGCCACGCCGAGTCCGGATCGACGATGAAGGACAGGTCCTTGCCGCCCATCTTGTCGCCATCGGCCTTGTTCGGCACCTTCTCCGCCGCCGTGTTGTAGAGCGCCCGCGCGACCCGCAGGTTCTCGACCTCGAACAGCGCCGCCATGATCGCGTTCGTGATCGCCGCCGACGAAGTGTACTTCGTGCGGTCGATGAACTCCGGATGGTTCTTCAGCTTCTTCCGGACGTTCGAACCAAGGACCAGCGTGTTCGGCTCCATGCCGGTGGCGGCGCGGATCAGGTCCTTCCAGTCCTCGATATCGCTGATCGGCGTCGAGGCGGCATCGTCCCAGAACAGGAACTGATCGGGATCGTCGGTGTCCGGGTCCGCCGAACCGGCGATCTCCATGCCCCAGACCCCGGACTTGAAGAACGACGTCGCCCAGATGCGGTCGGCGCGGATCATCTGCTTGCCGGTCAGCAACCGGGTCGCATTTTCGTCGATGCGGCCCTGCTGGCGGCTGTTCTGCCGGGTACGGTCATCGACGACGTGTTCGAGCGCCCATTCTTCGGCGGTATAGGTGTCGTCGGTCAGACCATAGGTGACCTGCACCGGACGGCCGCCGAGCGGGCGCACCTGCGCTTCGTCGCGCCAGAAGTAACCGGGCGGGTAGACGTCGAACTTGCCGGCTTCGGCCGTGACCGTGATCCGCGACGACGCCGCGCCGGCCACGAAGACCGTGTCGTCGGTCATCAGCGCGTAGCTGTAGTTCGTCAGATAGGCGTCGGGGTTCGTGTCCCCGGAGACTGCCTTTACCATGATCGTTTCCTTCTCCGTTACACACGGCCCCGACGGCCGGTGTGATTGCTTGGTGTGGCGTTATGCCGCCGTGCCGGCCCCGACCTTGGTCATGTCGAGTTCGAGCAATTCATCGCGCGCCGCGCGGTTGATGGCCTGACCGGCGATCACCTGACCGCTGGTCGCGACACGGGCGGCCCCATCGGCATCCGACGCGACGAACTGCCCCGGGTTGACCGCCGCGCCTGCGACGACCTTCAACTGGTTGCCGGTATCCACGGAGGTATGAAGACCAACGGCCTTCCCCTCCGAAATGACACCGGCGACCTGTTCGCCGGCAGCGGCGAGCGAAAACTTCGACTCCCCGCCATCGTTGACCCGCTTGGCGAAGCGGAATTCCTTGCCGGTCAGATCGACCGCCGAAGGCTTGGCGTCGGTCTGCGAACCGACCTGCCGGGTGACTGCCATGATCGTAACTCCTGAACGATGAACTGAACGGGGCGGGGAGGCTTACGCCTCCGAATCCGCCGGGGCGGGATAGGCGGCGGCGTAGAGTTCGGGGGCCTCGTTACGCGCCTTCGACATGGCGTCCGACAGCGACGAATTGTCGCGCTTGCGGATTTCGGCCACCTTGCCCTCGAAGTCGCCGCGCGCCTTGGTGATATCACCCGACGGCCCGGTGCTGTCACCGCCATCGCCGGAGGTCGAGCCAAGGCTCTTGAAGATGCCCGCCGATCCCTTGTTCATCGCGTCGAGCGACTTGATCAGGTCCTTGCCCGCGTCGGTGTCCTCGCCGACCTGCACCGCCGATTTCAGGATCGTCACCGCCGTCGCCTTGGCGACGTTCGGATAGGCGGCGGCGCGCTTCTCGATCGTGTCGCCCTGCATCCCGGCGATCACCTTGTCCTGCGCGTCGAGGCGCTTCGCCATCATCAGCGCGGCGGTGCCGTCCGACTTCCGGATTTCGGTGCCGTCACCGCAGGTATAGACGATCGGGTCGCCCTTCTCGATCGCATCGATCGTGGCCTGCTGATCGGCCGCCGACTTGGCGAGGAAGGCCTTCTGCCCGGCGGCGTCGAGCCCGTCATAGTGCTTGCGGATCGCGGGGGCCATCTTGAGGACCGCGACCTCCGCCTGCAATGCCTCGACCCGGGCGTCATCGGGGGCGGCCGGCGTCACGATCGCCAGAATGCCTTCCTTCGGCAGCGCATCCGTCTCGCCCAGATCGGTCGCGGCCTTCTGGATGATCGTGACGTGCGAGGCCGGCGACGTGGCCGGGTCGAACTTGGCGACAGCAGACAGCAGCTGCGCCTTGGTGGTGATGTTCATGGTCGTTTGCTCCTGCTGGGTAAGCCACTTCGAGATTGCGGTGCTGACCGCCGCCTCTAGGTCGGTGTCGGCGGTGCCGGTCGCGACGCGCGCCGCTTCGGCGGCCATGCTCGCGATCTGTTGCATCGCTGCGGTAAAGTCGGCGACGGCAACAGTGCCGGTCCCGCCGTCCGCGATTTCGTCGGTCAGGGCGGTGCGGAACGCATCACGCACCGACCATTGATGTTCGAATGCCCGCCAGAACGTGTCGCTGATCTGTTCGCTGACCAACTGTCCATGCAAGGCCTCCTGAAAGGTCTTTTTCGCGATGGCTGGCGGTACCGGACCAGTCGGGGCGCGCTTCACGATCGCGACGGTCGCATGTTCCTGACATGGCCTGTCCACGACGGCGATCTTGTCCAGCCGGATTGCGGTCAGCTTGCGTCGCACGGCCATCAGGAATCCTCCTCTTCGAAGGCGATCCGGCCGCCGGTCATTGAGAACCCGGTATAGGTGCCGTCCTGAAACTTTTTCAGCACGTCCGGCTCCGGTCGATAACCGACTAGAAGGCCCAGCTTCGGCGCATCGATGCCTAGTGCCTTGGCGATATCTTCGGTCAGTGGAAACATGAACGGATAATTTCCGGTATCCGGTCCGGCGTGCATTTCATCCCCGACAAGATGCGTTCCGGGTTCCGTTGCCTCGACAACAGCTTTTAGGATGGCGTCATCGGTGATCGCCTCCGGAACCTTCTTTCCTTTATGGACGCCATCGACGTCGATATTCAGATCGTAATAATCTTCATACACCCCGGCGTCATTCTTGACCTTCGAGACGATGGCAAAGCCGAAGACGATGCCGTGTGCAGCATCGACCTGCACGTCTTCCTGAACCTTGACGATCTGGGGGGCGGGCTTCGACGACACAGCAAACTCCTGCGCCCGGGGCGGGCTTCCGTCGCTGTGGTGGGGGCAGGCCAGCGCCCTGAAAGGCGTCAATCCCTGTCGCGTCTCATATAACGACTCGGGTGGCCTGCATAGTGGGGCGTCAGCGTTGCTTGATCCGTGTTGCGATGGCGCACCGACACTGAATTGTCTCCGCCGCCGGGGCATCAGGGTCGCCGGGATAGCGCAGCACGCCGTTGACGGTGACCCATGTCTCGCCCCATGCCCGCTTCTCTTCGTTCAGCAGAAGATGCGTTTGCCGTTCGCGGCCATCGGTGCGAGTGACCCACTTTCGTTCGAGCCTATCCGCATCGATCGTACCGTCAGCGATGGCTTGACGATACATTTCTTCGTTGCCCTGATGCACAGCGCGCAGCGCCTCTGTGCGGCCGATCACTTCGGCCCGGTGCTTGACATATCGGGCGGTGTACCGCTCGACCAGCCAATCGATCTTCTGGGGGGAAAGCGCCTTGCCATCCCGCGCCGCGCGCTTGACCTGTGTGTCGCCGCGCCCGTCGCGCAGCGCCCGGCCTACGGCATCAGCGGCGGCATCAGCGTCGACATGCACCCGGGTCAGCGCGGACCGATAGTTCGCAACGGCGGTCCACTGTTTCGTCGTCAGCCCGATACTGTCGCGGAAATTGCGCGCCTGCGCGATCGGGTTGATCGCGGCTTCAACGCCACTGACCAGCGCCAGCGACGTTGCGCGTCGCTGTTCGGCCGTGAACTCGCGGACCAGCGTCAGGCTGTTGCGCTGCATCGCCGCCACGGCACCTAAATTGACCTGATTGAAGACCAGCCGGCCGACGTTGGCACTGGTCAGGAATTCAGCCGTGGACTGCCCGGAGGTGACGAACGCGACGTTGCTGGCGGCTCCCAGCGCGTCGGCGGCGTGTTGGAGGCGATCGAGCGCGTCGGCGAGACGGCCTTGTTGGATCAGGTCTGCCAGTTCGTCGAGATCGATCTCGTTTTTCAGGGCTTCAACAGCCGTCCTGAATATGGTCGCGATCCGCCGCTCCTGCAGGTCTAGCAGATCATTCAGACGCTGCGCCGGATCATAGGTATCTGCCATCCTACTTCCCGTCGGGCCCACGCCGGTCGCGGCACAGGAAGCCGTAGACCGCGCCGGCAGGATCACGCGATATCTGCTGCACGCAATACAAGGTCAGGTCCCCACCCTCTTCGTGCACGGTGCAGGCATCGTTCCGGAGAGGAAAACCATCGACCGGCACGGTGTCACCGATCAGGATCAGCTTGCGATCGTTCAGTTCGATCGTGATGCCGGCCGGCACGCTGTTAGGGTTGATATCCTCCCAGAACCCGACGCACTCGAACGTCACCGGCACGCTGGACCGGCCGCCGGTCAGATTGCCGGCTGTCCGGGGGCCGCGCACGTCGCGCGTGATCGTGACGGGCAAGAGCCCCTCTCCGAACACGTCTGCGATGATGCCGGCGATATCCGTGTCGAACAGGACGTTACCCATCAGTCCCGATCCTCCGCATAATAACCGTCGCGCCCATAATCGGACCAGCGCCCTTCGACCGGCCGGCACCCTGACGACGCACCGCTGACGAATGCGCCAGCCATCGCCCCGTCATCGTCGGATGCGGTGGTCGCATCGCAGACCAACCCTGCGGCTTTCAGCATAAGCCACAAAGGCCCGGGGAGGGGGGCGTTGTCGGTTACGGCAGTGAAGAACTCGACCTGCGCCGAACCGGCCTTGGCGATCTTGACGTTGCTGTTGCCGCTGGCGTCGCCCATCAGTCGCGGCTTCGCGACCAGATCGGCCGCCAGCATGGCTGTTACCTCCTGCACAATCTCCGACTGTTCATCGGCAGTGGGGTCCGGTCGATCCGCGCACCACGTCAGGGTCAGCAGCTTCCGGGTCGCCGATACGATACCCCGGCCCTTGGCCGCCTCCTGTAGCACTGCCCACCGGGCCGCCCGGGACACGTCGCCCGCAAGAAAGCGGTCCGCGCGATCGATCGTCGTCAGCGCGTCGAACTCATGATCACCGATCTTGACCTTCACCGCCGCATCCTCCGCTTCGCCATGTTGCGTCGCGACCGCAGGACCTTGGCGATGCGACGATCTTCGGGATTATTAATAACAGGATCATCGGGATCGACCTGATCGGTCCGACCCGGGGTTAGGGACAGGTCCATTTCGTCGACCCGCTCCGGCGGACGCGTCAGGCCCAGCAGGTCATAGACTTCGCCCACGGCGGGATCGTCGGGCATCAGCGGTGCCCCGGCCGTGGCGAGGTCCTTCAACGCGGTCAGGACCTGTTCGATATCGCGGTCGCTGATCTCATTGACGCCCATCTGCGGGCGGAGTTGTTCGGGCCAGCCGTTCAGATCGGCTATCGGGGTCAGCACGTCGCGATCTACGACCTCGACAAGGTCGAGCAATGTTGAAGTCACGGTCAGGAAGAACGTGCCGACCTTCGACCGCGCCAGTGCGAGCGATCCGGCACCGTCCGACCCTAGCAACAGATGCTCGACACCCAGCACCCGTGCCAGTTCTTCGTTCATTCGCTTCACGGCGTTTGCCATGGAGTCGAAGCTGGTCGATTCTCCGTTCAGTAGTTCGAGCGCCCATTTCGGGGTCGCGCTTGGCGTCTGGCCCTTTTCGGTGCTGTTGCTGGTGAACGGGTCTGACGGCAGCATCAGGCCGGTCTTCTTGTTGCGAACGTGCTTTTCGATGAAATCCCGCAAGGGGCGCAACATCATCGATCGACGGGCCTCCGCCTTTTTGCGTTCCGGACTGTCCGGTGCGCCCGCATCTTCAACCTCTTTCTTCATTTCCCCAAGCGGTGCCCGGGCAACGGGGATGCCACGCAAGTCGGTGGTGAAACCCGTTTCTTCCAAATCGAGGAACAGCTTCAACCGATCCGCTGTTTCGGCAAGGTGTCGGAATAACCCCATGCCCTCTGGATTGTCGGTCAGCAGATCGTCGACGGCGTAGACGATCTTTCCCCGGGGCAACTCCACCTCCGCAAGCCCGGTGACGCGCTGCACCACGGCCTCAATCGTTCCGGAGCGGTCGCGCTTCCACCGCACGATGGAACGCTGTGGTCGATGCTCGATATCCAGCAGTCCGATCGAACCATCGTCCATCCGCTTCGCGGTCCATTCCATGACGGAGAAGCCTTGCAGCCGAAACATCGCGATTTTCCGGATCACGCTTGACCAGCTGGTCGTCATTCCGAACAGCATGTCATAGGCAGCATCGGCATAGCCCTGCGCCACAGGGGCTTCGTTACCGTTCAGGCCTTCTGGCGGGTTCACAGTCCAAACCGCGTTGGCGATCAGGTTCAGAAAGAGACGCACGCCGGCAGCAACGATCGTGACGTCACGAACCATGCGGTCATATTCATCGAACCGGGCCTGCCCGATCAGATTCAATTTTCGCTCTGGCAGGCTGTATGAATAGCCCTGCAGATCGGCGGCGGAATTTAGATTGCTGCCTAGCGTCTGCGTCGATCCGACGGCTTTCTGGATCACGTCATCCGCGTCTGCGGCGTCGGTTACGTCACGCTGACCGTCGCCCCGGAACCAGCCCCCTACGCGGTCGAAGATGCTTTCGTCGGCCAAGGCCCGGCTCCCTGATAGATTGCGGGCTGTCTTATATCAGGGAGCCGGGACGGTCGAGTGATGGCCTGTGCCGTTTGTCTTAGACGGCGGCCATGGCTTCATACCATGCCTTCGCCAGCATGGACGGACGTTCCGGCGGGAATGTGGCCGTCTGACCGACGTGATGGGTAAGCCCCCATGCCGTCGGACGATAGTCGGTGTAGAAGGTCTGGTTGCCGCCGACGATCCGCTGATGTTCGGTGATCATGTATTTCAGCAGATCGTAGCCCTCTTGAGACGCAAGCAGGTTATGCCAGAGTTGCCCGTTTCCGATATCCTCAAACCCACCTTCATATTCAAAGAACGCCCATCCCTTCGACACGGCGTAATCACGGTTTTGTGCCGCCCGCCCGTAAACGATGGGAACATCATTCTTGATCCGTGTTACCAAGGTGGCAAGATCATTAGCCGACAAGTCAATGCCCTTGTATCCGCCGATATAAGGGGCCGTCGAAATCGACTGAATATATGGAGCAATTCCCGGCTCCGCTTCGCATACCTGCGGAGCCAGCGCGACCCCATCATTGTGAAGATCGACATTGCAAACCAGCAGGTCCGCCACGCCTTCGGCAATGAATTCCTCCATCACCCACGTCATGACCTCCTTATGTCGGAAGGACCAATACCTTAGCACCTTGTCATGCTGGCTTCCGCCGGTGTCGACGTATTTGCCGGCGGCTACCGCCCGCGCCGCAAGACCATCGGAGCCGCCCAGTTCGTCGGACCCTGCAACCGCTCGCCACGCCGGCTGTCCCGAGTTCCAAATCTCGTTCGCCAGCGTCCACATGACAAACATCATGTGCAGCTTCGCCCACTTCGCCGTTCGCCGCGCCTCCGTCCGCACCCATGCTTCCGTCGCCTGCAACGGAATATGGAAACGACCGGTGTTCCCCGTGGCCGTCAAAAGGCCCAGCAAATCCGGGGTGCTGTGGCGGATTGTCTGCCCGATATCTCCCGCCTGCGTAATACGCGGATTAGGATCAAATGCGGTGTCGACCGTCGATTGCATATCCATCAAACGCGATCCGAACTGAAATTTAGCATATCTCGAATTGATCGCGATATGATCTACGTCCCAATAGCCGGGGCTTCGACGGCTACCGTCATCGTTGATCTCGTAAATACGGCAGTTTGTGTATGCGGTGGCACCAAGCGGCTGGATTTGCATCAGGAACACATCAAGCGACTGGCCGGGAACCTGCCATTCACCTCGATAATACCGTACCTGATCCCAGTTGAACGTAAAGTCGACAAACGACTCACCATTTGCAGAACTGACCCCACTAACGTCCGTTATCGAAGCGCCGCCGCCGTTGTTTCTGGTGTCGAGGCCCGTCATATCGCTGTCAATCTGCAACCGCATACGCTGGCTTGGTGCCGCCATACCGCCAATGTAAGCCACCGGCCGACCACCATTTGCGAACGCAGATGCAACCGGAGTGCCTGCCGTGTTGATAGGGGGAATGGTATCATTGCCGCCGTCAATTCTACCTCGCCAGCTGCCGACGTTCTTGTTGGCCGTCGGCGCGTTCAGATAGTAATAGTTGGACGCATTGGGATTTGTCGCGAATGACGGAGCCGCTGCCCACACCACTCCACTTTGGGTGGCAGTCTCTCCGCTGGTGGCTTGCGTGATCCGGATGCGCGTCGGGAAACCACGCTTGGCCGCCGATAGTGCCGACTTGGACCGCAGCCGCACGCGGCCCGCTTGCGGATACTCGACCACCTCGGCATTGACCTTGTCGATCAGCGTACCGGCACCATCACCGGTCAACACCTCGATTGTCAGGAAGTCATTGATCGGCATGTAATAGTCGATGACGGCATCGACGAACCCAAGGCTGTCATAGGTCACCGATGCGAAAGAAACCGGTTTGTAGAGAACCGCATAGGCCCCGCCGGTTACATTAGTAAATTCCGCATCCGATCGGAACCTGATGCTGGTCCGATCTGCATTATAGGCGTCAGGGTTTGCCGCGATGATTGTTGCCTTGCTGATAAGACTCTTGCGGACCCCATCCTGCAAAACCTCGAAGTCGCCATTCGGCAGAAGCGAAGCACGGATTTTCCCATTCGCGGGATCGCTAACAGGATCGACATGAATGTCTTCGCCGATTTTGGCGTATTGATTTCCGGGTACACCGCCAAGGAATAGATATTCATCATTTGCGATGGTTAGAAATAGCGGCGCGCCCGTTTCGCCGATGCAGAAATATGCGAAGAAACCGACATTCTGCGGCTGAAATTCCCAGAACTGCGCATTGGAATCGGTGTCAGCAACATCCGTGTCCGACGTCGTGAGATTGTCAAAATTGGGTGGTGTCGTCGCTGGCGCGGGGAAGGCGACGACCTTTGCATCGACTGGCGGCGGGGGCGGCGGCGGGGGCGGGGGTGCCGGCGGCGACACGTCGATGATCGAGGCGGTCAGGACGAACCTCTTCTCGATTGCGAAACCGGATGGTCCTTCGACGCGCACGGTCAGCGTGACGGTCTGGTTCAGCGGGATCGCTGCCGTCGTCGCGATCAGGCCCTCCGGGCTGACCTGAATAGTGGCGGGACCGGACACCTTGTAGAAGGTCGCATCGGGAATGGTCGATCGCAGCTGCGATACGGTTCCGGTGACACCCGCCACGATCTCCGTGTTCAGCAGGGTCAGCACCGCCGCACCGCCAGTTTCGAACAATTCGCGGAACATACGGTCCACCGCTGCCCAGCGGCGCGGACCGGCGAAGAGGGGGGTCTTTACGGGTTCATAACCTTCGGCCACGGCGGTCACTCCTATCGGGTTCCCGGCCTGCATATCGCAGTGCCGGGAGCCGGTCGAGTGACGGGGCTATGGTTGCGGGGACCGGATTTGAACCGGCGACCTTCGGTTTATGAGACTGACGCGCTACCAGACTGCGCTACCCCGCGCTGCCGGAATGACAAACGGCCCGCCCCGGGTCAAGGGACAGGCCGTCAGACTTCGTGCTTTCGCGGATCAATTCAGGGGCATTTGACGTCCGGGCTGGTCACCGTGCCATCGCGGCACTCGCCGTTCGTGTTCGGCGACGCCGTCGGAGCGGGGGAGGGCGTGGCGATGACGCGGGTGTCGTCGCAGCCGGACAGTGAGGCCGCAACGGCAAGGGCGGCGATGACAGAGAACTGACGCATGGGATCGACTCCTTTGGTGGAGCCGCGACGCTATGGCAGGTCGCCGGCTTCGTCCAGCGTCAGGACATGCCCTGTTGATTGTACCGAAACGTGAGCCGGGCGATTGCCCCGATCAGTAGACCGGCGAGGGGTGCCTTCGACCACATCGATCCTGTGGTGCCATCGCGATAGACGATTGCAATGGCGACCGACGACACGGAGCCGGCACGGGCTTCGGTCAACACGGCTTCAAGCGCCTCGACCACGGAAGCGTCCGGAACGGGCGATAGGGGAACAATCTCTGCCATGCGGCTGGATACGCGAACGGCCCCGCCGGTTGCAATCCCGGCGGGGCCGTGAGGTGACGCCAGCCAGTAGGGTCCCGGCGTGGCTGGCGTCTGGATCGGGCGGCCGAACCGTGACCTTGTCCACCTGTCCGGGTACTTCGGTGAACTGACCCTTACCATCAAACTTGCCGTGTGCGGTTTCTGGCTTTCGCCTCCCGCTCGGGTCACGGCCCCCTGTGATAGGCGAACCCATCATCTGTGCCGGCTGTCTCCTGACCGGCCTCCGCCGGCCAATCCCGGGGATGGACCGCCATTGCGCCGACGATCGGCGATTCGCAAGCCCGAAACGCAAACGGCCTGCCGGTTAAGGCAGGCCGCAGGGGCTGGGGCTATCGAGGCACCCCGCCTACTTCCGGCGCGTGCGGGCGGGGGAACCCGGGCGCGCTGGCTATTCGATCAGGTGTTGCGCGCGGCGGCGCGGCGGCTGACGCCGGCTTCGTGCCGGCGCGAATGCAGCAGCGCGCCGTCGACCGGGGTGCCGCCGATCGCGCGCGGCAGGACCGGGCCGTCGGTGGCGAGGCGGAACGGTTCGGGTGCGAACAGGTCGATCAGCTGGCGGAGCATGACGACGGTCGAGGCCATGACGCGGTCGAACGCGGCGAAGGTTGCGGATGCGGCGAGCATGGGGACGGCGATCAGGAAGCCGAAAAGGGAACGATGACGCATGACGATCTCCTATGGAGGGGTGTCGAGGTCTGAAACCTGCCGTGATCTGGCCCGGCGGTCAATATGCACCCCATGGGTCTTCGACGTCCTCGCCGGCCGCCTGCATTGCCGCAAGACGCTCTTCGTCGCTGCCCGGCTCGACGATCTCTGGACCCGCGTTGGTGCCGCCCCGATCGGTCGGAACCAGCTTGCCGAAGGCGCGGCTGCTGGCATCGACCTGATCCTTATATGATCCGGCGGGGAAGTTCCGCAATTCCTCCCTGTATGCACTGTTCCAATCGCCCTTCACCATGAAGACGCGGCCGGCTCCCACCATCGCGGCGAAAGGCTCCGCACGCGTTTCCTTGTCGCCGCTTTCTGGCGTAATTTCGAAGTCGAGCCCCGCCAGCAGTTCCGCCCAGTTCCACTTCACAACCTTGCCGGTCGCTCCGGGGTCCTGCGGCAGGCTGTGGAGCGTCCTTGGACCATAGTCGCGGGTGTCCTGACGGGTGACGACCTCGACCATCTTGTTCAGTTCGGTCGGGTTGGTGCGGCGGCGATCGACGTGCAGGATATAGTAATCCCCGCCGACGCGCTTCATCAGGGTCCGGACGGTAAACGGGCTGTTCTTCCGCTTGGACCCGGCGATATCCCACCCGGCGACTATCTTGCCGCCGCCCGGCGCGACCGGGACCGTCTCGATCAGATCGACCTTGAACATGCCGCCTTCGCGCGGTGCCGGGCTCTGCTGATACTGGCCTGCCCAGACATAGTCGCCGGCTTTCTTCTGGCGGGCGATGGCGGTCGGCGGCATCCGGACCGGGTCCATCAACTCGCCTTCATACGATCGTGGATCGCACCAGTTCTTTTTGCCGCCGCCCGGGACGTCGACGCGCAGCGGGGTTTCACACTTCCGCTCGACCTCGAACTCCATCGGGATCATCAGATGAACGAACCCGAAGTCACGCGCCAGCAACGCCCCTGTGAGATCGTCCTGATGGATACGCTGCATCACGATCACCATCGCCGACGTTTCTGCGTCGTTCGACCGGTTCAGGCCACCTTCGATGAACTTGCGGACGGTGCCGGTGCGCTCTGTCTCACTCTCGGCACCGTCGACGCTGTGCGGATCGTCGATGATCACGACGTCGCCGCGCTTGCCGGTGATCGCCGCGAAGGCGACGCCCTGACGGAACCCGAAATCGTGGTTTTCGAACGACGTCTCGCCGGCACGCTTCAACTTGCCGGACCGGTCGAACACCTCCGGCCATAGTTCGCGGTACCAGTCCGACAGGATCAGATCGCGGGTCTTCCGGGTGTCGCGGGTGACGTTGGCAAGATCGAACGATGACGATACCCAGCGGCTTGCGGCATTGCCGAACGGTCCCCAGACCCATGCCTGCCACATCACCGACACGATCATCGACTTCGACGAACCCGGGGGGACGTTGATGATCAGCCACGGCGTCATCTGGCCCCGGGTGATCGCTTCCAGATGGTCGCACATGGCTTGGAGGTGCCATGACCATTTCAGGGGGTTGCGCGGTTCGAGGACGTGCCACGCTTCCTTCACGAAGCCGGCGAGGGTGCGACACCGCCCCCGGATTGCGTCGGCGTTCGCCCGGGTCTGTTCGAGGTCTGACTCGGCGAGTTCGCGCGCCAGCTGCGCCCGCAGGCTCCGAAGCGCGCCGCGATCCAGCGTCGCGACGTCGGGCAGATCAACCGTCAGCGCCGCCATCGGCCTCTCCGCTGTCGATCAGCTTGTCCAGCACGGGCAGCAGGGCGCGCTTCTCTTCGTCCGACAGCTTGGTCAGGTCGAAGTTCGCGTGGCGGATCGGTCCACCATCCCGGCCGGTCATTTCGACCTTCGTGGACCAGCCGCCAAGCCGCGCCAGCGTGAATTTCAGCGCGTCGAGGTTGCCCTTGGCCTTGTCCGTGGTGCCGTTGCGAGCATGTTCCATCATCTGCGACCCGAGATCGAACATCACCTGTGCACGGCCCATTTCCATGTCATCGGCGAAGTGCCGGCGCAGCGTGTCGCGGCTGAAACCCATGAGCCGCGCGATGAAGTGTTCGCCTTGGATCGGGAAGACCTTCGCCATTTCCCGGACCTTCTCGCGCTGTTCGTCGGTCGGGACGAAGGGCGGGTTGCCGATGCGACCACCGTTCTTTCCTTCTCGCGTCCCTGCACCGGGCGGGGTGCCCCGGGCATCGTCGTCTCTGATCTTCGCGCCCTTCCTGCGCAGTGGTTTTTCGTCGGACATGGGCGGCGTCATAATCCTGTGCAGGGGTGGGGTCGAGTCCGGGTCAGTCGAACAGGGTCAGGCCCTTGGCGGGCGCGGCGCGGGCGGCTTTGCGGCGCAGGTGCTGTTCCATCACGCGGCCTCCTTCGCCGCGCAGATGCGCCAGCTTGCGCGTGATATCGGCGACATGTTCCGGGACCAGATCGATCAGTTCCGCGTTCATCCGCTCCGCCAGTGCCGCGATCCCGGTGGTGCCTGATCCGGCAAACGGGTCCAGCAGCAGGCCGCCCGGCGGACAAATCAGGCGGATCAGCCACCGCATCACGTCCACCGGCTTTACAGTTGGGTGTTCGGACCCAAGTCGATCGAGCGGGCCAGCCTTGGCACTGTAGAAGAACCGGGAGGCGTTGCCCGACGATCCACCGATGCCGTGTTCAGCTGCGCCACCCTCAAATCCGCCGAATATCTCGCCGAACTTGTTGCTGCGCCGGCTGGCCGGGGTGCCGCCCCCGGACTGTTCCGGGAACAGCGCCACGACCTCGTCGCTGCCGTCATGGATCAGATTGGCGGGGAAGCGGCCGGCTGGCGTGGTGTCGATAAGCGCGCGGGGCGACGCGACGCGGGGCACGGCTGGATCGTGACGGCAGGGTATCGCCCCCGCCCCCTCGCGCAGCACTTCGTCATGAGGCACCCGACAGGCATCGATATTCAGCCCGCCGACGCCGTGGGTCAGCACGTTCGAGGCGACGGTCGGTTTATTAAACGGCTTTCGCGCCAGACATATCGGCTCCCAAGCCGGTTTCAGGGCAGTGCCCCACCCGTTCCATTCCTGCGCGGCGGCGGTGGCAGGGACAGTGATGGTCCCCGGATGCCCGGCATAGTCCCCAAAGGCGTTGGTATTCAGGGAAGGGGTTTGACGCTGCGCCACGGCGGCATCGTAACCAACCACTTCACGAACGGCCCCAGCTTCCCGATCGATTGCCTTCGACACGTCCAACGACTTCGGGAATCCAGACCCATAGGTCCACGCCAGCTGATCCCTGATCTCGAACCCGGCGTCTTCAATCGCGACCGCCATCCGGTGATAGGTCCTCGTACCGCTGAACGCGACAAGGTGCGCGCCGGGCTTCATCTGGTCGAAGATCGCGCGCCACGTCTCCGGGTTGAAGGCGACACCGCTGCGATCCCAGCCGCGACCCATGAATCCGAGTTCATACGGGGGGTCTGTCACCACCGCGTCGAACAGCGGTCCGGTCCGTGCGCGCAGCACCGCGACGCAATCGCCTTCGGTGACGTTGATTCTGACGGGACTGGGGGGTAGCTGGGTCATGCGGTCTGTGTCCATGCAGGTTGCCGGGGCCGGGGTGTTGACGCACCGCCGGCCCCACCCATGAACCGCCCCCGGGTGATGGTCAACGGCGGCGGGGTTTCCGCCTCCCGCGCAGATGGCGTGGAATCGAACAGGTGATGACCTCGCCTGTGCCGGCGGTCATGGTCAGGGTGTCGGGGATTGGTCCGATACCGGCCTGCCACCCGATGCGTTCGAGCCGGGCGGCTTCGGCTTGGTCGGCGAGGTGCTTGGCCTGATGGCAGGGGCCGCAGAAGTCGCCGGGCTTCCATCGTGGTCCGACGCGGTGCCCGACGTCACAGACCTTAGCGGGCGGGTGGGGAACAGTTCGAGGCTTAGGGCCTGTCGGTTTCCGGGGGGTCTTCATCCCCGGACAGAATCACAAGGGGCTCGATCGCGTCAATGGCGGCCTCGATCCAGACGTTCGAGTAGCCGGCACGGACGGAAGCGGCGGTGTTCGCCCATGCCGGCCCGGTGCGTTCGAGCGCCAGCGCATAGGCCTTGCGGGCTTCGATGCGGGCGGCTGATGTTCTTGCCATGTCGCCGCCTATCACCGTCCCGGGTCAGCGTCGAGATATGCGAGTCATCTTCCCGCAATGATCGCATTTGGTGCGGCTCCGTTCGTCAAGGCGTGCCTGCGCTTCCTTCGCTGCTTTCTGACTTTCGGCATAGCGGCGATCTTCCGTCGCCAGCTGACCTAACACCCACATGGGGTTCAGCTTGGTTTGGCAGCGACTGCACGTCACCTCCGCTTCCGACGGATCAATGTAATATTGAACCATCGTGTGCGTGCAGCCACGGGGGCCCGGGACCTCATACGGTCCCAGCAGGGTCCGTTCTTTGGCAGGCGGCTCCCGGTATCGGACCGGCAGGCGGGTGACCTTGTCGTCATCGTCGGACATTCGGCATTCTTCCGGGCCAATAGGGGAAGAGGGCCAGCTGATAGCCCTCCCCGGGGTGAAGGCGATCGAGGGACAGGCACGTCGGACAGGTGCAGCGCATTGCCGCAACAGCCGGGGCCTGCCGCACGATCGCGACAGGCGGCTTCACAGGAGCGCGCCCTGACGGTCATCGGCCGGAGGCGGGGTGTTGTCGGGCTTCGGGAGCGGTTGTGCCGTGGCGTCGCATCCTGCGCAGCGCCACGGCGTATCCTTGGCCCCACCGTCCCGGTTGAAAGACGGGAAGCGCGCCCCGCAGTCGTGACACCGCGCCGGCTTCCATGACGGCGCGACGGTGGGCCGACCCCATGTCACCCCTTGGTCGCTCCGCAGGCGGTGCAGATTCGACCGGGCATCGCACGGTGATCGATCGTGCAGCGGTGCCCGGCGGCGGTCGCGGTCGCCTCTGCCGCGATCTCGCCCATCAGCTGATCGGCGGCGGCGTGATGCGCGTCCCCCATCAGGCACAGCAGTTCGGAGTTCTCGGGACGATCGGTGGCGTTCTCGCCTTCGTTGCGAAGCGCGTCACCAAGGGCGCGCAGCGCGCGGGCGTGGTCCATCAGATGACTCACAGCGACAGTCCCGCCATGTCGATCTCCACGGTGCCGACGTGTTCGCCGCCCCGGTACAGCTGCCAGATCGTCGCGATGACGTGGAAGCCTTGCGTGACCCTATCGGTCAGGACCGCACCGTCGACGCAATCGAGATAGGGGCGCAGGTAGCGCGGGGCCTTGGACATGGCACGGCCTGTGAAGCTGAATTGGCGAGACGGGGTAGGGCCGGGCATCAGTTTTCCTCCCGTGCATCGTTGACGCCCCGATTGTAGCCCACTTCCTCCGCTGTCCTGACCGCGTTTTCATGCCGGGTCAGATGCGCTCGATAGGCCGCAAGGCCGTCTGCGCTTTCAGCGTGCAGCCGGGCCGTCGCCTCGAACAGGGCTTCCTCTGCCTGCCGAAGGGCTTTGACCAGACCACCCTCGCTGCCCCTGATCTGGCACGCCGGGACTTGTTCTTCGGTGATCCCGAAGTGCTGCCGGGCGCAGGCGGCATCGGTGAAGACCTCGTCGCAATGGTAGCAGCGCCATTCCTTCGGCTTGTCCATGTCGATCAGGGCCTGCGCGATCTTGTTCAGGTCGAACGCACCGTCGAGCGTGACGCTATCGGTGCCAAGGTCGCCAGCGACCCAGCCGATGCTGCCCTTGTTGTCGTCGCTGTCCAGCTGTGCGCGGCATTCGATCAGGATCGCGTCGGCGATCTGCTGCTGCATCGTCATTCGTCATCCCCTTGTTCGTCATCATCGTCATCATCTGCGCCGGCCATGCTCCATTCGTCATATTCGGCGCACCCGCCGCAATAGAAAGGCGCGGTATCGCCCGGCGGGGCCTCGACGCGGTTGCAGCCATAGCACCGGTTCGGCTTCGGCTTTTCGGCGTCGGTCATGGACAGCACCGGGGCGATCCGCCGCAGACGTTGGCATAGTGCCCCAGTTCGAAGTCCGACGGGTCGCCCTCCCATTCGGTGTCCCGTTCGCAGCCACGGCACTCGAAATAGAGCCGGCCGTCGCATTCCCATAACCCGTCGGGCAGATCGTCGTCCGGTGGCACGTTTTCGGCACAGTCGGGCATATGCCCATCCGTGGTTCCGCAGGTGGCGCAGCGATGACTCATGGACACCGGGTGCGCGTTCCTCGCCAATAACAGCAGGCGTTCGATCGTGTCGGCCTCCGTCTCGCCGGGCAGGGCAAGGGGGCTTGCATTGTGAGGCACGACATAATCGCCGCGACAATTGAAGCGACCAAGGTTCCGGGGCGGGGCGAGGTTGTCCCAGAACGGATCGTCGAGCGCGGGGACAGCATCGTGAAACGGACGTGCGCGCTGATCGAGCGCAGTTTCCCACCGGATAAACCGGGGCTGGACGGGCCAAGGGGCAGCGGTGACCCGGCCGCGCATCGGCGGGGGCGGGACGGTGACGTCCGCCGGCCACCGACCAAGGGTCGAGCAACGCGGGCAGCGTGCCTTGGTCAGCGCTTCACCCTCGCCGGTCCAGCCGTGCCGCGTGAACACCGTAGCGGCGTCAGCGGTTGAGATATCCGGCCACGGCTGCACCGCCGATCCGACGATGACATGAGACACCGGACACCGGCTGCATTCAAGCCAGATGCCCCGGGGGCCGCCGAAGGCGTTGCCGGCGGTTGCGATCCCATAGGACTGCCGCGCCAGCGTGGCAGCGGCGAGGGTCGCCGCCCTTTCGAGGTCAGAGATCATCGGTTCATCATCCGGATCAGAGCGAGGGAAGCCCGACGGCGCAGGAAGCGGATCACGGGGGTTGCGACCCCCTTTCCGACGTTCCAGCCAAAGGACAGGGCGAACATGATCAGCCACAGGTTGAAGAACTGATGCGGGGACAGGTGGTCGATCATCGTATCCCCACCAGATAGAGCGGGCGTGCCGACCGCCACGCCACGCCGTTGACGAATTCGCAGACCTCGACTTCCCCAGCTGCGACCAGCTTGATCAGCTGGCCCCGGGTCGCTTCCTTGTCAGCGGCGCGGGCACCGCCAGCGATCTGCCGGATCGCGCCGATCCCGTGCCAGAGCGCACCGTGGGGACCTTCGTCGCGTTCTTCACGACGTCGCCAGCGGCGCAGCCCCTGAACGATCCGGTCACGATCGGCGGAGACGTGCGGCTTGTCGGGCATCGGCATCATGCGTCCCCTTTGATGCGGTCGATGTTGCCGTGCGCAACGGTGAAGGTCAGGGCGACCACCTCCGGGTCATCACTCCACCGTTCGCCTTCCTTGGTGTGAAGGCTCCCCCACAGATCACCGAAGGCGTCGTCAGGCCATATCCGCCAGTCGAGGTCAGTCGACCCGCGATATGACGGCAGCAGGCCGCCGATGTAGCTGGTTTCGAGCCCTTCGGCCTTGGCATCCTGTTCGCTGATCGACCGCAACCGCTCGACGCGGACGTCTGTCACCGTCAGCGTCAGCCGCGACGCCCACCGGGGCATATGGATCGACGGGCGATACTTCGGATAGGCGGGGAGGGGCTTGCCGGGCGTGACCGCCCCGATCGGCACCTGTTCAACGAATTCGGTGTGGCTGGCGTTCTGATGCGCGCGGTACCTGACGTCGATCACGTCCGAGAAGGTGCCACCGCTGCAGATCGCCTCCCGGACGTACAGACGATCGCCGACGGCGACGCGCGCCAGCGGCGAGGTCGCCAGCCGGCGGGTCTGGGTCTTCCTGCCGGCGTGCAGGGCGCGGACCATCGGGGCGGAGAAGATGATGGGATGGTCGGTCACCGGCCCTTCCTTTCGAACATAGCCTGTTCGTGCGTGCGCCGCGCTACCGCATCAGGGGTAAAGTCGGTCGCGCCCGGGTCGGGCAGCTGCATCAGGGCATCAGCCAGCGCGTCGGGGCCGGCATTCCAGTTGCGCTCGATCACCTCGATCAGCATCGGCCGCTCAACGTGCCGTTCGACCGCCATGATAGCGTCGGCGATCCATCTGCCCATCGTGCGCTCGCCTTTATAGCCGGCGAACGCCCCGGGGTCAGATGCCACGCGCGCCAGCATCATGCGGCGCGGCGGATAGGCGGCCGGGTTGTCGACGACATGGGCGGAGCGTGCCTTAACGTCCAGCAAAGCATGATCGATCAGCAGATCGTGCAGATCACGGGCGCGAATGGTGACCATTGCCTTGCCCGATCCCTCCTTTGCACGTTCGAGCGCGTCAGTGAGACGGCGCATTGTCAAGTCGAACGTCACAGCTTCCACCCTCCCGCGATCAGCTTAGCCCCGGCCGCGAACACCCGTTCGGGGTGGGGGCTGTCCATCAGGCGGTTGCGGGCATCGGTGCAGGCGTGCCCGTACATGCCATAGCATTCCGTGACCGGGCACGTCGTCTGCTGCACTTCACTGACGGTCAGCGTTTCCCCGGCATATTCCTCCGCCACCTTCCACCGGGACAGGCGCTGGTTCCAGTCGGGGTTTCGCCCACCGTGGGCGGGGGTCTGTTCGGTCCGGCGGAGGCGCTTGCCTGCCGTGGACCAATCCGTTTTTGCCATGTCGTGTCCTTTGGTGGGTGCCGCTCCGGTATCGGAGTCGACGGGGTCTGCATAGCGCGACGCTGCGACGGTCGCAATCCCGTCAGAAGCGTCCGGTGCCGTTCATGATCCAATCTTTCCAGCGTTGAATGTCAGCGACCGGGTCCGCATCGCCGTCGTTCCAGCGGGACACATCGAATCCGAGAACTTCCGCCAGCTGTCCGCCGCTCTGCCGGAGAAACAGCACCGGCGGCCGGGGCAGTGAGGCTGCGATAGCGAAGGCGCTGCATCCGGTCATCAGGTTCCCGGACAGAGACGGTGCGCAGGCCAGCGCGTATCCGCTGCACCACAGTTCGTTAGGATCGGCCCACGGATCATCGACAATGATGCGGTCGCCGCGCGTGCCAGACAGGTGAATGTTGCCACGATGATGCCGGGGCCGCGTCATCGGTTGATCGTCCTGTCCAGCGTGTCGGTGACCAGCACGATCGCGTTGTCGAGGATGACGGGCTGGCGGATGAACTCCTGCCACGTCACGATCTGGCTGGCCCTGACTTCGTCCTTCTGGCTGGTATCCCATCCCCGGACCATCAGGCCATCGTCCAGCAGCACGATCGCAACCCCGCGCGATCCGCCGATGGGCATCGATGCGAGCCGGGCCGCTTTGGCGGCGCGCTGCAGGTATTCAATCGTCATCGTCGTTGCATTTCCAAGGCGCTGTGAGGGGTCCGGGTGCGCCAGCGCCCAACGCATCCCGGGAAACGATCAGATCGATGCGATCAGGACCCGCGCACCATACCAGAGCGCGACGACGGCAACCGGCAGATAGACGAACCGCAGAACGACGCGCTCAACGGGATCGGGAGAATCCGCTCCGCTGTCGTGCATCGGTTGCACATAGCGGCCAATCACGATGACCGTGACGGCGGCGATGCCCAACACAACAGCCGCCAGCAACGGGACCGTCGGATCAGCCATAATGACGGTCATAGAACGCGGTGTCGCGGGCTTCCTGTTCGGTTGCGAACGGCCCGACGGGCGCACCGGCGAACTGATAGAACCAACCGCTCTTGCGCAGGAAGCGGCGGCGGAAAAAGACATTGGCTTCGGTCATGACGAACTCCGTGGTGGGCGGGCCGTCCGTTTCCCGAATCAGCCCGCCACCCCTATGCGCCGCTGCGACGGTCGCAGCAAGCCTTATTGTCGCACAGCCTGATCCGCCCGGTCAGCGATAGCCTGTGCCTCAATCATCGCGTCGGCGATGCACTCCATTATGGTCGTCGCGTCTCCGGCGTTCAGCACGCCGCCAAGTGACGTGCCGTCGGGATGCTTGACCTGCAGGATTAGACGCGGTTGGCCTGTCGGCAGTGTCACCACACCCACACCGATCAGGCCGCTTTCGCTGGTGTGCGGCTTACCCGACTGGACGTTGTGCTGAACCTCGCAACTGATGCCTTCGAGCGTTGGATGCTCGAATATGACGCTGCCGCCGCCGGGCTGGATCACGCCGTCAGTCATGACCGCCTCTTCGCTTCGGCGACAGCCGTGTGCAACGTAGCGACCGGCCCGGCCGTACGGACCGCCGTGCCCCGCTCGATCTCGACCGTCTCGCCGAACCGGGCGATCGTTTCGGCAAGGACCTGCTGGTAGTTCTCCACCGTGGCCTCGACCGGGAAGCCGGGCAGCTGTGTGGGGATGACGGCGCGGGCGCGGTCCATCGCGATTCCCAGTTCGTGCGTCCAGACCGGGTGACCGACGATGGTTTCGGCGGCTTCATAGACCCCGGCCATGCCCTTCACCATGACTGTCCCCGTGGTCAGGGTGGCGAGGGCGGCGGTGCTGACGGTGGCCTTCGTCATGATACCTTCTCCCAAGTTCCCGCCGCGAATTTGATTCGACCGGCACGTCGTTCCCTCTGCAACAGGCGGTCAGCCGCCCTGCCGACGGTGTACGACTGTCCCGGCAGGTCTTTGACCCCAGCCTTGGCCATGGCGCGACCCACTTCGTTTGCAGTGAAGTTGCCAACCATCACAGCCATCCCCGCTTCAACATGGACGGTAGTGACGTCGAAGCCTTGGACCTTGAATACGGCAGTCATCAGATCAATCCTTTCACTTCATCAACGTGACGCGTGTTACGAATTATTATTCCGTTCTGTCTTTCGCCCTCCATCGCCGGGCTGGGTGGCGGACCACAGGACGCGACGTGGCTGCCCTGCCCTCCGCTGTCCTACGCTATACTGGCCCTTGCGTCCGCAATGGACGCAGACAACGTGACCTGCAAAGTCGGCCAGCGGATGACCGGTTGTCGATGGCTGATGACGCCTGCACGCTACCATTACGATTTCCCCTGATAGTACCAGTCGGCATAGGCATCGCACCAATCGCCGCTCGGATTGGCTACCGGCTCGGGCGGCGATCCGAAGCGGTGACCCCGCTCCCCCGCCCCATCGCTGCCGATCCCCGCATCCGGTGGCGTCGGGGTGGCGTCTATTTCGTGAGGGACATACGGAGCCGTGGTGCGAATTTCTAAGTCATTTGCTTCCAGCCACTCCGACATTTGCACCGCCCCCGCCTGTTCGGGCGGTCGCTGGGTGAGGGCTTCACCGTAGCTGGCGAGGAATGCGCCATCCTGCCACAGCACGCCGATGCCGCCACATTCACGACACCCGCCGCCCGGCTGGCATTTGAAGGTGGCGCTGTACGGATAGTCCTTCGTGGACACATACCCGTCGACGCCCTCCTGACAGCCGGAGCATGGCGACCAGCATCCGCCATCCTCGTCCATTACTTCGGCGATGCGCGCGGTAAGCCCATCCCCCTCGCGCGACTGGCTGGCCGCTTCGGTGTCCGCAAAGGCGAGCATGGCGCGGATGGCGGGTTCGGCCCCTACGGCAGGCCAATTGCCTTTGCGCAGATGACCGGAAGACGCGCGCAACCCCGCGTCTTCGCACGCTTTCGCCAGCACCTCGCGCGCCCTCGCCTCCCTCGCGGCGTCCGTTGCGGGGGTCATCGTGCCGACTCCTGTAGGGCGGCGTGCGCATCCTCGATCAATGGCGGTTCATGTCCAGTCAACCTGACATAGAGGGCATGAGCGCGGCGATAGTCCGACGCCAGCAGGCGAAACTTCGCCCATTCGCCGTCGGGGACACTCGCTTCGTTCAAATCGCGGGCACAGGCCGCGAACACCATCAAGGCGCGCTCGACCTCGCTGGTACTGGACTCGGGCGTGATGCCCTGCGCGATCTCCCGCACCCGGGCTTTGTGTGCGCCTTCCGCCTCGACGCGGGCCAAGTTAGAAGCGTCATAGGCTGCTTGCAGCTGCTGATACGCTTCGCCGGGCTCGACTTCGGGCGACACCACCGCGACCACGGCATTTCTGTCGCGGGCGGAGTGGGCGCTTTCCCACTCCCCTGCCCGGCGATCCCATTGCTGGACTTTGATCCGTGCTGGGGTCGGGGTCCCGTATATGCGCCCCATGACATAGCGGTGGAGGAACGTACCGCTGGTCATGATCACGACCTGCCCTGCCTTCAACTCGATCGCCATCACTTCGGTCCTTCCAATTCGGCGGCGTCATGGCCGGCATAGGACGGGGTCCATGCCAGCCATTCGGCGCGGGTCATCAGTCGGGGGGAACCGGGTTCGAACGGGACGATCGCCAGCCATTCTGCAACCGTGGGGAAGCGTTCCTTGAAACCGGCGTCGTTGTTCTCGATCGCCTTGGCCTCGAACGCGGCATAGCGGTCCCGCTGCATCGCCTCCCACGCCGGGCGGTCATAGTCCGCCCAGACGAACGTCGCATCATCGGGCAGGATGGCACTGAACGCCGGGGCGTAGCCCCTCATGGCGTGGCGATATTCCTTGCCGTCGTGGCTGGTCCCGTAGGGGGTAACCCCGTCGCGGCTGTTCCAGATCATCAGGACAGGATCACCCCCCGCTTCGGTCCCGTACTGCATCAACTGGAAGGCCTCGACATGCGCGACGGGGACGGCCCGCGTTGCCCGGTGCAGATCAGCGTGCCGCATCATGCCTCCCCTTCGCCATCTTCTGCTGCAGACACAGCGGAGACGACAGCATCGACTATTTCCCCCAAGCGATGATCGGTGACAAATTCCCCGAGAGGCATCACCCCGTTTTCATTGCCGAACCCGCCCCATGAACCCGTTCTGACGGCCAACGGCTTGATCGCAGCGATTGCCTTTTTGCGTCGTTCATCGTCCTGACCAAAGGCAGCGACCGCATAATGCGTCGTGCCCCGATCGAACGCCGCCGACATGGCGCGGATTGCGGTCATGCGGTCGACGGCCATAACGTTGGTCCCGCCGCTGATCTGGTCGAGCAACGCCCCCATGTTGCGCTCCCGCTGTTCGGCGATCGGCACGACGCTGCGCGGGTCCGGGGCCTGCGGATCGGGCATGTCGATGGGGGCCATGACGCCGCCGGGCCGCAGGGAGACGTATTGCGGATTGGTCGGGGTCGGCTGGAAGCCCCAGCTGCGCAGAAGCTGTTCGATCGCCGGCAGACGCCCGGGCCAGATCATCGGCTTGCCAAGTGGGCCGTGCACCCGATGCGTCCCGTCGATGTAATCGCGCAGCCAGTCCATCGCGGCCGGCGTCTCCGGGATGATGACGGCACCAAGGACCATGATGCGGAAGAACCGGGCGACCAGCTTGGTCAAAACCAATTCGTCGCTGTATTGGCGGGCGTCGGCGAGGACCTGACGGACTGGGGGGATACCGGGCATATACCAGCCGTCGCGTTCCAGAGCGGCGAGGATATCATCGACCATATCGGGGCCGTACCCATGATCACCGTTGTCGATGAAGTGCAGCAGGGTCTTCCGCAGATCGGCGGTCTGGACCTCCGGGGCGGGTGCAGGAGTGTCGGGCATGTCAGTCTCCGTGGTGGGTTGCCTGACGATCCCGCCAATTCCGTTGCCTGATGCGGGAGAGGACACGACGGCGAAGGGTTTTGCCCTCCGCTATCATGTCCTCTGCCTGTTTCAGGTCTGCCTTGTCGCGGTCCGTCATAACGCTGCCCATAGACACCGTTATGTCACGCCGCAATGCGTTATTTGGGGAGGGGGGCCAGCGCGCGGCGCGCGGTGTCGCGTTCCTCGACCAGCCGGGCGATCATCGCCTTCGCCTTCCGATGCCGGCGGCGGAGGTCCAGATGCAGCACGGTCAGCAGGATCGCGGTGCCAAACGAACCAACAATGATCAGCGACACGACGATCGCCATGGGGGTGTCGAACATGGTGGGGTGTCCTCTATGGGCGGGCGTAGCAGTCGGCGGTTCCCCATGGGGGCGAAGTCCGGGCACAATCCGGGGGCGGGGGCATGTAGTGAGGTACGGCCGGGCAGGTGGTCCGGATGCACAGGGCGACCAGCAGGGCGAAGACCATGCCGATCGCGATGCCGATGATGGCTTCGCGCATCAAATACGATCCTGATCAGTGCGGACGTCGCGATAGGTCAGCCCCAGCGTCGTCGCGATCAGGTCGATCACTGCACCCCGGGCGATCTGATGCTCCCGGCTGGTTGCGGTCGAACAGCCGTCGAACGACTGCATCAGCACCCGGATCGCTTCGTCGCGCTCTACCTGCCCATAGACCGGGACAGATGCCCAAGCGTCGAGCCCCTTCCGCGCTACGTCCAGCGGCGTGTCCTTGGCGGTCATCCCCAGCCTTGCCCCGATCCGCATCAGGGACAGGTCATCGGCGGTGACACCCGGGATCAGGTCTGCGGCAACCGCCGTCTCAATCGTCCTGACGAAGGCGACGGGATCATCGATCCGGTTTTCATCGATATTGATACCGCCGCAGGCACAGTTCCGACGAACACTTTCGCGGGTTTTGGTCAGCGTCACCGTATCTGACACACGAAGCGCCGCGTCATTACTTGGCAGGCTGGTCGCGACCGCGACGGTGACCGGCAGCTGATCAACCTCTGTCAAGCATCGGATCGGGACATGGAGACGTCGGCCGGTGGTGTACGTGGTGCCACCTATCGTCCATTCGACCTGATCGAAGCCCTCGCCCTGTACCGTCAGGGTGATCCGCCCGTCGAGATCATAGGGGATACCGTTGGCGTCCGCACGGACCATCATCGTCGAGGGACTGACGCACAGCCAAAGGGGCGGCCTCGTCTTAACCGCCAGCGGCTTTGTCTTCGCCGGCTCCGGCGTTAGGCGCGTCTCCGCCATCCCGGCCGCGTCGAGCCCGGCCCGCATCGCGTCCAGCGCCTTCAACCATGCCTCGAACTCGCCGCCTTCCAGCAAGGTATCCCACGGGGCCAGATCGCCATTACGGTGCAGCCCGGCGACGCCTTCGCTGCTGCCGATCAAATCATCGAGCGACCGGACCAGATCGGACGCCAGTTCGATGACGGTGTCGCGCGGGATATCTTCTCCGGCAAGGAAGTCGGTGATCCCCCGCGCCATGGCTCTGTTCCGATCCGCCTTGTTGTGCCTTTCCTCCCGTTCCTCTGTCGTCGCGGTCAGGTCACGGGCCTTGGCACGATGACTGTCCTCATAGGCCCGAAACGTGGCCGTCGCGTCCCGCAGCAGTCGGACCGCCGTCACCGCCCACAGCGGCCCGCCATATTGCGACGCCCCCTTGATCTGCCCGGCACCGAATGCCCGCAACACAGTATCGAGGCTGAACACCTCCGGGGTTTGCCCGCCCTGATCGTCTCGAACCCATGCCAATGCAGCCGGGTCGGCTTCGGCGATCGTGCGCGCCTGCGCGTGAATGTTGCTCATGACGTCGTGTTCTCCTGTCGGATGCCGGCCTTTTTCGCCCGCACGTTGATGATAATTCCCGATCCAGAGGGCTATCGCCCCTTGGGGTATGCCTGCTGTTCGGTGGCACGGGCCGCTAGGCGCTTACCCAGACCTGCCATCAGGTCACGGACTTCTAGACGCTCCTGCCGTTCCTCTTCCGTTTCATCGGGACGGGGCAGGGGCAGGGGGCGCGGTGCTATGCCTGCCTCCCTCCTACGGCGTTCAAGATCGGGCTCGATGGTCCGATAGATCGTGGCGACGATCTTGCTGGGGTGATCTGCCAGTTTCAGCGCGGCGTCGCAGCCCTTGCGGAGAAGGTCGAGCGGGATGCCGTCGAGGGCACGGGCGGCGGCGTGAAGCCAGAGGGTGCGCTCCCCCTTGGTCATGCCGGCGGGGGCGACCAGCGTCAGACACGGGGTCAGTTCGGTGGCGAGGTCTTCGTCACGCGCCGGGGCTTGGTCGAAGGGCACGACGCTGTGAGAGGAAGTCGGAAGCGGCGTCAACGGTTGTGGACCTGTCCTGACGATCTGGTTGTCCATTCGATTTTGCCTCTCTTCGGGCCAGAATGCCGGCCATGGTGGGGGTGTAGTATTTCAGGCTGTGCCGGGGCTTCCGGCGTGACGCGGCGTCCGCTTCCAGCGCCGGGATGATCTCTGTGTCGGGATCGAGCCCCATGGTGATCCATTCGCGGACCGCGTCGAGTTGATCCGGGAACCGGGTTGTGTTCGGCATGACGGCAACTCCTGCGGCACGGGCGAGCCGGGCTGTGAGTTCGCCGATCTGGCCGAACGGGTCCGACACCTGCTTAGGCACGCTTACGCGTTCTTCGTCGTCTATATCTGACTCTGCTTCTGTATCTGTCGCGCCCGCGTACAGCGGCAACGGCGAAGCATTTGCTTCGTCACTGGCATTGATATCATTGAGCTTTTTCCGTTTCTCGCCGGATTTATAACCCCCGGTCGAACCGTTTTCGGCGCGTTTCCGCGACGTTTCCGCCGACTTTTCGCGCTCAATCCGGTATCGGGGATTGGAGATCAGGCCGTCGATGATATCGATTTTGCCAGCGTCGATCAGCGATTGGCGAAGCTTGTTCCAGAGGCGCACCGACACGTTCAGATGCCCCGCGATCCAGCGTTCGCGATCCGGAATGCCGGCATCGCCATCGGTGTCGTACATGAGGTCCAGAAGGGTGGTATAGGCACCGCGTTCTTCAAGGGTCAGCCCCATGTACCCGTTCAGGGCGTCGCCGTGGTATCGCTTGTGCCAGACGTTGCGTGTCACCGCGCACCGTCCCTTTCGAGGGCGGCGTCGATCGCGGCGCGAAGGGCCGGCGGATACTTCGATTTGGTTTCAGGCTTAGTCTGTTTCACGGGACGGGCCTTCTGCGGCTTTGGCTGCGGTGGCAGCAGCTGTGCGGCCTCTGCGCGCTTCTGCCCCGGAGTAGCCGGGACGTCGGGTTGCTCGATCGCCTCAATCGTGATTTCGATGCGGGCGGGGTGGCCGTATCTCTTGACGCCGCCACCCTGCACCTGTGCGTCATCGACCCATGCCAAGGTATTGAGGGCATCGACGATCAGCTTCTCGATGTTGTCCTTGTCCGGTTTCGAGGTGTGATAGAGGGTGCCGCGCTTGGCGGCCTCTTTCATATACTTCGGCCAACTGGACGGAACGGCGAAGACCGCGACGAATTTCAGCATGACGGCGCGGGTGTATGGCTGATGCTTCGGGAACATCGCCTTGAACGTGGTCGCGACGACCTTCTCCGCTGCCAGCGTATCGGCGGGGGTGTGGACCGACGATATCGCCGTCGGGGTGCCATCGACCTCGACGACCCGCGCGCTGAAACGCGGGCGGCCCTTGCCCCGGGGTTCGCCGGCTACGGAGAAGGTCAGCCGGTTCACGCGGTCTTCGTCTCGACCAGCTTGATCCAGTCGCCGACGATCGTTGCGTCATTGGCTTCGGCATCGCTGATCTTGATCGCGAACGCATCCTCGATCGCGATGGTGACCTCAACGACGTCGAGGCTATCCGCCCCCAGATCGTCGATCAGGCTGGCGGTGTCCGTCACCGTGTCGGCATCCGCAGACAGGTGATCCCTGATGATTTCGCGGACCTGTGCCGCCTTGACGTCGTCTGCCACTGTTCTCTCCGTGTTGGCCTGATGCCATCCTCGCCGCCGATCGCACCGGCGGTCCGGGGGCATCAGGCCGGGGTTGCCGGCTTGCGGCCCAAGCCGATCGACAGGGCCAGTTGGCGACGCGTCGCGGCGTAATTCTTCGCCACCATCGGATAATCGGAGTTCAGACCGTACCGCCGCCGGTATTCCTCCGGGGTCAGACCATTGGCGTTCAGGTGCCGCCGCAACGTCTTGTAGGGCTTGCCGTCGATCATGCTGACGATGAAGTCGTCGTTCGCGAGCGACTTGCGAACCGTCACCGCTGGAATGAACGCCTCCGGGTTGGTGGGTTCTTCGACGTCGGGGGAAGGCTGATCGGTGGCAGCAAGCGCCGCATAGGTCGAGGCGACCAGCTGCGGGATATCTTCGGACCGGGCGGCGGTGGAGAGGGCTGCGACGACGATCGAGGTGGTCGATATCAGCAGTTCTTTGGGATCGTGCATGGTGGGTCCTTCCGTGGTGGCGACATGCCAGCGTCGGGGCCGCCCGCGATCTGACGTCGCGGTTCAGGCCCTCCCGTGGCAGGTCAGTCGGGGTCGCTGCCGGCTTCGAATTCGAGCGGGTTCTGATCCGGGTCGGTTGCGGCTTCCCGGTTCTCGCCTTCGAAGTCGGAGACGCTGGCGACGGTCAGCATGACGTGCTTGCCGCGCGCCTTGTGCAGGACGTCGACGGCACGATTTTCTTCCGACTCCTCGTTGGTCTTCACCTTGCCGGCGATGACGATATCGTCGCCGATGGTGACCTTGGTCAGCAGCACCCGAACCGGGTCCTGTTGACCGCGCGCCGCGATGGCCTCGACGATCTTGCGGATCAGTTCGCGCCCGGCGTGTTCGCACGCGGCGGCGACATCGCGCTGTTCCGCGTTCGAGGTGCCGGACCATGGCTTCGGCCGCGACTTGATCTGGTCCAGCAGGAAGTCCCGGGCATCATAGACCAGCGCCTTGTCGGACAGGATCGCGTCGGTCGCCATGGCTTCCATCCGATCGATCGCGGTGGCGTGTGCACCTTCGGACAGGTCATAGCCATCCGTTCCGGCCCCGGGCTGTGCGTCGATCGCGGCACCCAAGCTGGCAACGGCATCGGTCAGGGTGCCATCCTGTTGATCACCCGTCGCCGGGGTTTCGGTCGCTGCGGTCCCTTTCTTGCCGCCACGCCGCCGCGCAGCCTTGGCATCTTCGTTCAGACCGACGGCGAGCGCCGCGATTCCATCATCATCCGCCATTTTCTTCTCCGGTGTTGCCGCGCCTCTGTGGCGGGGTGGGGTGATGACCCGGCGGGAGCCAGATCAGTTCGGTGCGATGCCGATGGGGCCGGGTGAAGACGATGGCGCAGTAATCCGCCATGCCGCCTTCATAAGGGCGGTCCATCTGATCGATCAGGTGACCCGGGGGCATGGTGTGCCGCTCCCGGTAGATACAGACCTGCGAGGGTCGCCAGCGCAGCAGGCGATCCCGGCCCCAGCGGTCCTGCGATGCCAGAAACGCGATCGGCAGGATGAAGGCTGCGCGGCGCACCGCGAAAGTGTCCACGACCTTGGTGATGATCCGTTCCGCGATCTCCGCCTCGTAGCTATATGGCGGGTTGCAGATCACCGACGTCGCCCTGCCTTCGGCACGCGGCGGCCCCTTGATCTGGGTCAGAATATTGCCGCGCTGGAACCTGTGGCGCGGGTTGCGGTCCACGATATCGGACCCGAAGGTCGGGTGTCCGTACCGCTTCGCGACGTCGAGGACGTTGCCGCCGCCACAGCACGGGTCCCAGATCAGGTCATTGCCGAAATCGACACCGTGCATCAGCTGTTCGACGACGCGGGGGCTTTCCCGGTACCAGTCATAGGGGGCGCGCTCCCACTTTTTCGACCGGTCACCGCCGGCGGGCCGGTTCGACATTATGCGTCACCCTGCGCGGCCTGTGCCTCGATTCGATCAAGCTGTTCTTCCAGCCTGCGGACGAAGCTGACCCGGGCGCGGCCACGGCGCTTTGCGCGCGACCACGACGCGTGATGAATGCTCGCAAGTTCGCACAGTTCGCCCATCAGGACCCGGGCAGCAGCGGCGCGCTTCTCGATCGCGGCAATTTCGTCAGGACCAATCATGGAGGCGCTGATACGCCGGCCCTAAATGTTAAGCAACGGGAAAATATGTGCTTGCCATCGTCGCAGCATCGGCCCAAATGGCGTGACCTGATCGACCGGGAACCGGCGGTCGCCCACCACGGAGGCATCAATGCCGCAGAAGAAACAGGCCCCACCGAAGGCGCTGCCCGGTGACGTTGTTCAGATCACCGCGACGACGCATGATCTGCGCGGCACGCTGGCGATCGTGTCAGAAGTCGGTCGTCGCCATGTCGGGGTCAATGTCGGTGCCATCGGCGGCGATGGCCGCGTCGTCACCGCGTACCAGCGGCTTCGACACGATGCCTTCGCGATCATTGGTGCCGCTGCGCTGCTGACCCCGGAGGTGCAGAAGGCGCGGGTCAATGCCGTCGAGACGGCGCGGCTGGTGGCGGAGGAAGCCCGCAATGGCTGATGCGCGCAGCTACAGGGACTTCATCCCGTACCGATACCGCGACGAGAAGCCCGCGATCCTGACGCCCGCCCCGGGTGCGATCGTGATCACGTCTCGCGGTGCTTTCGTCGTCGGTGACGATGGCAAGCACTATCCCCGGCCGCCGCGCCGGTCATGAGGTTCGCGGCGATCCAGCCGCGCACAGAAGAGGACGAACAGATGGCAATCTTCAAGGTAGGGATCGCAGGGCGAAAGTCGCCGGTGTTGATCAAGGCGGAGGGCAAGCGCGAAGCCTATGCCCGCATCATCACTTCCTGCGACGCCCTGACGGCAGAGGAAATGGAGGTGGCCCTGACGTCGGGCGACAAGGTCTGGGCGGCGGGCGAGCCGTTCCCGGTCGAGGCCCCGGAGGTCAAGGGCGTCGACGACGGCCTGATCAAGGACGGCATGATCGATCCGGTCGGCGAAATGCGCAAGGCCGGCGAAGGCCTGCCCGAATAACAACCCGGGCCGGCACCCTGCCGGCCCATCCCACCACAGGAGTATGTATGCGCGTCGTTTCACTGGTCGCACAGAATTTCAAGCGGCTACAGGCCGTCGAGATCGTCCCCACCGGCAACGTCGTCACGATCGGCGGGAAGAACGGACACGGCAAGTCCAGCGTCCTCGACGCCATCTATGTCGCGTTGAAGGGTCGCGCCGCGAATGCCCCGGTTCCGATCCATGCCGGGGCGGAGAAGTGCCTTATCAGGCTCGACATGGGCGATCTGGTCATCACGCGGACCTTCACCCGCAAGGGCGACACCGAATACACCGACACGTTGAAGGTCGAGAACGCCGAAGGATTCCGCGCCAGCAACCCACAGGCGACCTTGAACGCCCTGCTGGGCGAGATCGGGTTCGACCCGTTCGAGTTCGCGCAGAAGGACCCGAAGAAACAGGCCGCCACCATCCTCGAAATGGTGCCCCTGTCGGTCGACCTCGACGAATTGGCGGAACAGGACAAGTCCGACTATGCGAACCGGCGCGATATCAACCGCGACGGGACCGCACTGGCGGCGCAGCTGGATGCGATCCCTGTCGAAGAGGTCCCGGAGAACGCCCCGGACCGGGACGCCCTTACCGAACGGCTGGCGTCGGCATCGGAGACGAACATCGCGATCGAGCGGGAACGCACGCGTCGCGTACAGCTGACGGCGACCGTCAATCGGCAGCGCCAGACCGCCGCGTCGGACCGTGAACGGGCGGCGGAATTGCGGGCAGAGGCGACCCGCCTGAACGAAGCCGCTGCACAGAAGGCCGCCGATGCTGCCAAAATGGACAAGGAAGCGGACACCGCCGCGCAGGCTATCGCCGAACTGCCGGAACTCGACACGCCTGTCGATGCCGCCGCGATCCAGCTGGAACTCCGGCAGGCAGACGCGACCCTTGCCCTGATCGATCGCCAGAAGCGGCGGGCCGAACTGGCGACGCGGGTCGATGCGATGCGGGCCAAGTCGGAGGGGTTCACGAAGAACCTGCAGGACCGGGCCAAGCTGCGCACCGACGCACTGGCGAAGGCGCGGATGCCGGTCGAGGGCTTGGGCATCGGGATCGATGCGAAGGGGGAAGCCTATCTGACGTGGGAAGGCCTGCCCTTCGACAAGGACCAGATCAGCACCGCGATCCAGCTGCGCGTCTCCACGGCGATCGGCATGGCAGCGAACCCGCAACTGCGCGTCCTGCGAATCAAGGATGGATCGCTGCTGGACGAGGACAGCATGGCGATGCTGTCGCAGATGGCGGTCGACGAGGATTTCCAGCTGTGGGTTGAGGTCGTCGGCAACGGCGGGACCGGGATCATCATGGAGAACGGCGCGGTCCGGGGCGACGAACCTGCCGACGATGACCCCAAGGGCCCGACCAGCGATGACGCCGCCCCGGATGCGCCGGCCGCCCCGAAGGCTCGCAAGGGCAAGGCGTCTGCCAAGGCACAGGGGGGCTTGCTGTGACGTGTTGGGTCTATCTGGGGCAGGTCAATCGTGGTGATCCGTTTACCGTCGGGTTCTATAAGCCCGACGGTGAATGGGAGCCGGAGAGCGATCACGCGACGGCGGACGCGGCGGCGAAGCGGGTGCACTACCTGAACGGTGGGATCGACCTGACGGCACCGCTGAACGCCTACGGCGAGGGGATCGGCGAGGCGATCCAAGGTCAACACGAACGCGGGCTGCGCGGCATCCCCAACCCCTGATCGGAGAATCACAGATGACGCGCAAGGATTTGGAAACGGCGATCCGCAAGGAAGTCGAGAACTGGCCCGGGGTCACCGTCGAGTTCGTGGACGGTGGCAAGCACCCGAAGGCCAAGCTGACCTATACCCCCGCCGAAGGCGACGCCCTGAACCTGTCCCGGCCCTATGCCGGGACACCTAGCGACGCCGCCCACGGTATCCATCGCACCCTCGGCGACATGCGGCGGGTCATGAAACAGCTTGGGGCGACGCGCGCCACCCCGGCCCCCTCGAAAGAGGAAGACGAAGCCCCATACCGCAAGCCGAACGATGGCCGGGAAAAGCGGCCGGACCCGGTCGAGGGGGAACCCCCTGCCCCCAAAAAGGACGCGGTCGATCAGCTGGTCGATGCCGGCGCTGTGACCCCAGAGGCAGGCGAGGCGGTCCGGGCATCGCTCGACGACACGATCGCCGACAATCGCAGCAAGGCCCGCGCGATCATCGGCCAGAGCGAGGCAGAGGCTTCGCGGGTGGCGCGTGACGTCATACTGGCGGAGGCTAAGGCGCTGGTCGCCTCGATCACCGATGGCGTCTATTTCGACCTTGCCGATGACGTCTATCACGCGGTCCCGCGTCTTTCCGCGTCCGGTATCCAGAAGATATGCGTCAGCCCCGGCACGTTCTGGCGGAATAGCTGGCTGGACCCCGAACGTCCGGAACTCGACGAGGAACAGACGCTGGCGCAGATGCTGGGCAAGGCTTACCACAAGGCCCGGCTCGAACCCGAACTGTTCCCGCAGACCTATTTCCGGGGGCTCGACAAGTCGGAATTCCCGGATGCGCTGTTTACCGCTGACCAGATGAAGGCCGTCTGCGAGGATATCGGGCTGTCGAAAACCGGGACCAAGGACGTTCTCGCCGATCGTCTGGTCGATCACGGCTACAGCGAACGCCCGATCTGGACCGTGATGGAACGTCAGTGGGAGATCGACCGCGCCGGCCGTATCCCTCTGCCCGCCAAGCACTATGATCAGATGACGATCGACATGGATCGTATCCATCAGAATGGCGAGGTCGCGGAGCTGTTGACCGGCGGCTTCGCCGAGGTGTCGATATTCTGGACTGATAAACACGGTATCAAGATGAAGTCGCGCGTCGATTATCTGGCGGCGAAGCATTGGGCGGACTTTAAGACCTTCGACAACAGCCGGGGAAAACAGCTGGACGAGTGTCTGGCCGACGCCTTCCGATACAACCGATACTATGTGCAAGGCACCGTCTATCGCGAAGCGGTCGAGGCGATCCGAACCGGCGGCCTCGACATCATCGGCGACGCCACCGATGAACAACGGGCATTCATCGCAGCGATGCGGATCAATCCCGTCGAACTGGATTGTCACTATGTCTTTCAGGAGAAGGGCGGCATCCCTAACCTGATCGCGTATGAATTCCCGTTCTACATGGTGCCGTTCACCACGATCTTTCACGAAGCCCTTACCGATGATGAAGAACGGAAACAGGCTGTCCGGGAACTGACCCGGAACCGGACCCGGTTGTTCATGAAGGGTCAGCATGAAGTGATCGAGGCTAAAAAGCTGTTCATGCTCTATAGTCAGATTTACCCGCCCGGGACCCCGTGGTTTCCGATCCATGCCCGCCGGACGTTCACCGACGAACAATTCAGCGCCTATTGGCTCGAACCATGATCCGGATCATCGATTATGAAGCCACCACGGGCGAACCCGGCGGCAGGGTGATCGAGGTCGGATGGTGCGACTTCGATCCGGCGACCGGCGCGATCGGTGCGAGCGATGGGCACCTGTGCGGGATCGATGCGGAGACTCCGATGCCGCCGGATGCCCGCGCTGTCCATCATATCCGCCGCGAACAGCTGGCGGGCCTGCCACGGTATGATGCGCGCCTGACCTATGAACACGCGATGCGAGCCGGGGTGGTGTGTTTCGCCGCGCACAGCGCTGATTTCGAGGGGACGCACCTGATGGGGTCTATACCCCTGATCTGCACCTACAAGGCCGCGCTCCGGGTCTGGCCCGATGCCCCGAAACACTCGAACTTCGCGTTGCTCTACTGGTTGGAAGATCAGGGCATCATCTTCGACCGTGACCGTGCATGGCCGCCGCACCGTGCCACATCGGACGCCTATGCCACAGCGGTCCTGTTGCGGGAGATCATGGCAACCGGGGCGACAGGTGCCGATCTGTTCGAATGGACGCGCCGGCCCGCGATGCTGCCGCGCTGTCCCTTGGGGCAATGGCGCGGCCGGCGATGGGAAGAGGTCGATACCGGCTTCCTGCACTGGATACTAAACAAAATCATGGACCGCGACGACGTCAGATACTGCGCCGCCGTGGAACTGGACAGACGAGAAGGAACAGACGAATGACCGACAACACCGAAATTGCCACCTATCAGGAGGCGGCCCCACCGGCTCCGTTCAGGTCCGAAAGCGGCAACATCATCGCTATGCTGATCGACGCTGCGCGCGATCCCGCGCTCGACGCCGATAAAATGCGGACCATGAAGGACCTCGCCACCGAACTGCAGGTCAGCGAACGGCAGGCCCGGTTCAACAGCGACTTCAACGCCGCCCTGATGGACATGCCGGTCATCACGAAGGCCGGGATCATCACCATTCCCGCCAAGGATGGAAAGCCGGAGCGGACGCAAGGGCGGTTCGCTCGATTCGAGGATATCGATCGCGTCGTGCGCCCGATCCTTCGCCGGCATCATCTGGCGATCCGGTTCGAGGTCGGCGAACTCAACCAGACCGTCAGTGTCAGGCCGATCCTGTCCCATGCCAACGGCCACACCGAACGCGGCGAAGCGATGCGGGTGCCGCTCGACACGTCCGGGTCGAAGAACAACACCCAAGGGGCCGGGTCGGCGGTGACCTATGGCAAGCGCTATACCATGTGCGCCTTCCTGAACATCGTCACCGAAGGCACCGACGACGACGGGAGCCTCGGCAAGTTCGCGATCGACATGCCGCACGAACGGGAGGTGACCGTTCTGGAACAGGCCGAAGCCGCCTTCGCCGATGGCACCTACACCGCATGGTTCGCGACCCAGTCGCCGAAGGATCGGGCATGGCTGATCAGCAGCGGGCATCACACCCGCATGGGCGGTGCCCCGGCGCTGCCGGATGCGTCGCGGTCCACCGGCAATAACGGCGATGCACCGCGTCAGCAGCAGGTCGGCCCGGAAACAGCGCAGGGCTGGACCGATCAGTATGTCGAGGACTGCCGCGCCGCGCCCGACCTGATGACGCTTCAGACCGTCCAGACCAAGGGCAAGCGGGCGCTCGACAAGCTGCGGGCCGGTCATCCCGATCTGCACACCAAGGCGATCGAGGCGGGGCAGAAGGCGTTCGAACGCCTGTCGGGGAGTGAAGGCTGATGGCTGGTTCGCTGAACAAGGTCTGCCTGATCGGGATGCTGGGGCGCGATCCCGAATCGAAGTCGTTTCAGAACGGCGGCAAGGTCGTGAACCTGCGCATCGCGACTTCTGAATCGTGGAAGGATCGCCAGTCCGGGGAGCGCAAAGAGAAGACCGAATGGCATTCGGTCGCGATCTTCGCATCGGGCAACGGTGATGGCCTCGCCGGCATCGCGGAAAGGTTTCTGCGCAAGGGATCGCAGGTCTACATCGAAGGCAAGTTGCAGACGCGGAAGTGGCAGGATCAAGCCGGGAACGACCGCTACGCCACAGAGATCGTCCTTCAGGGGTACGGTGCCGTTCTGACCATGCTGAACAAGGCCCCCGGCGGTGACAGCGGCGGCGGATCGCGCGGCGGTGACGACTGGGGCGGTGAAGACAGCCGGGGCCGCTCCGGGTCGAGCGGCGGCACGAACAACTTCAACGGCGGTGGCGGGCGCAGCGGCGGGTTCGGGGGCGGCGGCTTCGCCGATGATCTCGACGACGACGTGCCGTTTTGACTCCGGGCGGCTCCGGCCGCCCACTCCCACCTCCCACCATCGACGAGGCCACGATGCCACCATTCCCCGACAGCCCCAAATTCGACGCGATCCGCGCCCTTCTCAAACGGGAGGGGACCGGGATCAGCTGGACCCACCTGACCTTCAACCCGTGGATCGGTTGCCAAAAGGTCAGCCCCGCGTGCGACAACTGCTATGCCGAGGTGGTCGGTAGGAACCGCCTGAACGTCGAGTGGGGGCCGGGGGCGGAACGTCGCCGCACCAAGCCCGCGACGTGGGCGAAGGTGATGAAGTGGCAGCGGATCGCGGCGGAAGCCGGGGTCTATCTCCACGTCTTCTGCGCCAGCCTTGCCGATTGGGCAGATAATGCAGTCCCGGATCAGTGGCGCGACGAACTTGCCGAGACGATCATGCAGACCCCTAATCTGATCTGGAAGCTGCTGACGAAGCGGATCGGCAATGCCCGGGCCTATCTCGAACGCATGTTCCCCGACGGGGTGCCGCGTAACGTCTGGTTGGGCGTTACGATCGCTAATCAGGCGGAGGCGGACCGCGACCTGCCCAAGGCGTTATCGGTGAAGACCGGGCTTGGTATTCGCCGCCTGTTCCTGTCGTGCGAACCGCTGCTAGGACCTCTTGACCTGACGCGATGGCTGACGGTGCCGGGTGCGATCGATCAGGTCATCGTAGGCGGCGAAAGCGGGCAGGGCGCACGGCCGATGCCCGGGGAGTGGCCGGACAATATCCAGATGGATTGCGAGGACGCCGGGGTCGCGTTTCACTTCAAGCAATGGGGCGAGTGGTTGCCGTGGTATCCGGGTCGCGGAATGCCTGACGCCTATGTCACGCTCGCCGACGGAACGGTCACCCCGGACAATCGCGTAGGATCACGGCCGATGGCGAAGGTCGGGGTCAGGCGAGCGGGCCGCACGCTGCGCGGCAAGGAATTTCAGGAAATGCCATCATGCTGAACAACTGTCCGAAGAATGCCGCCGAAGCTGCGAAACACGTCTCCGGCGCGACGATCGCGTGGGGTGGGGGCAATTATTTCGACTTCGAGAACCCCGAGGCGACCACGATGACGATCGAGGACTACGCCTACGCGCTGGCATATACCGTGAGATGGCGCGGTCAGGCCCGATCCGGGGGGCGTCGGGTCTTCTACGGCGTCGGCGAGCATTGTGTGAGGGGTGCTGAAGCTATGCTGGTCGATGGTCACAGCCCCGTCGACGCGCTGGCGTTCCTGATGCACGAGTCCGGCGAGGTGCCGTTCGGTGATACGCCCGGCCCGGTGAAGCCGCTCATGGGCGATGGCTTCCGGGCTGTGATCAAGCGCTGTGGTGCCGCGATTGATGCCCGGTTTGGGGTGATCTGTCCGGACCCGGCCTTGATCAAGCGCTGGGATATCCGGATGCTGGTCACGGAGAAGCGCGACCTGCTGGCTGGTCATGAAGGCGAGGTCTGGGACAATGGTGGTTCGAATCAGACCTCGACGGACGGATATGCACCGCTGCCGGGCCGCATCGTGCCGTTCGACCATCCGGACGAGGCCGCCGAACGGTTCCTGCTGATCGAACGAATGCTGCGGAGACAGATCGGATGACACAGAACGAACAGTTGCTGACGCGCCTGCGCGTCGGTCCCGTCGAGCCCCTGACCGCCTTGCACGAACTAGGCATCTATCGCCTCGGTGCCCGCATCTTCGAATTGAAGGCCGCCGGGCACGTCATTGAAGCCGAACGGGTGACCGTGAAGAACCGCAACGGTGGCACGACCAGCTATGCCCGATACACCTTGAAGGAAGCCTGATGGTCCCGGCGACGTACATCATCCGCCGCAACAGCCGGCAGGGCGGCGTCACGCTCTCCCTGTTGGGCAGCTGGGGTAACCTGCCCTATCCCTGTCCGGATAGGGCGCGCGACGCCGCCGTGAAGGATGCCGCCGGGGCACCGCACCTGATCGAGCGGCAAGGCTGCTGACGATGATCAGCGTCGATCCTGTCGGCAACCGCTGGACGTGGCGGATGATCGGTGCCTGCGGCGCGACGCTGGTCTATACCGACCAGACATGGGCGAGCGACCTTGACGCTTTCGCCGCCGGGCGGGCCTATCGCGCCGCGTTCTGGGCAATGGCTGGTCGGATCGATCACAGGATGGGTGCCTGCATATGACTGACCTGTTCAGCACCGAAGCGGAGTTGGTGGCGTCGTGGCTGCGCCACGAATTCGGCAGGTGTGGCAATCGCTCCGGCGACTGGCTGGTCTATCCGGAATCGTCGGGATGGGACCTGCTGCTGGTCCACCGCGACGGCTATCAGATCGGGATCGAAGCGAAGCTGTCGCTGAACGCCAAGGTGATCGATCAGGCGCTGATCGGCCAGCATGGCAAATACGGCGTCGACGGTCCCGACTATCGCGCTGTGCTGGTTCCGGAAGGCAAGGTGCAGCTGCACCTCGGCAATATCTGCGAAGCGATCGGCATCCGCGTCCTGACGGCGCGCAAGCCCGAGAGTGACAGCTGGCACCACCTCGCCCTTCCCGACGAAGATAGCGCCTATGGACAGTGGCCGAACTGGCTTCCGTCGATCCGGTGCCCGGTGCCGGAGTATGTCCCCGACGTCGAGGCCGGCGTCGCGGCCCCGGTCCAGCTTACGCCGTGGAAGATCAAGGCGATCCGTCTCATGATCGTGCTGGAACGGCGTGGCTATGTCACCCGGGCGGACATGCGCGCGATCGGGATCAGTCCGTCGCGGTGGTGCGACGGCTTCGACAGCTTCCTTGATCGCGGCGACAAAGGCTATGTCCGGAGCAAGCGCACCCGGGACCTGAAGGCGCAGCATCCGGTCAACTGGGGTGAGATCGAAGCCGACTGGGACCAGTGGGCTATTCCGGCAGGGATTATCGTGGATACACCGCCGACGCTGCCCGGCCTGTAGCGACGCGCTATTTTTCCTGACTAACGCGAAAACTCTTGCTGCGACGGTCGCAGTTTCCTACATGGGTGTCACAGGCCGACTCGGATACCGGGCGGCCCCCACCAAGGAAGCGACCATGACTAAGATCAAGCACACTGCCACCGGTCCGAACGGCGAAGTCTTCACCCGCACCAGCAAGACCCGCGCATACTCGCATATGGCCTGTGGTCGCCCCTCCCTCGAATACGCGATGAAGACCGCGACCAGCGACAGCCAGCGCGCGGCCGATCTCCGCAACTTCGACCACTGGTTCAAGCTGTCGAACGGGACGTCGCGCTTTCTGGTTCGCAAAGCATGGGAGAAGGACGACGCCCAGTATGCAGACCGCGTCGCAGGCGAGAGGGCGCGGGCCGATGAAGTTCTGAACGGCTCTGCAACCGCCGATGATTATGCCGCTTCGCAGCTGGCCGGTCGCATCGCGCGGATCGAGGCCGCCAAGGTCGCCGGCTACTATGACCGCTTCATCGACCTTGGTTGGTCGTCGCGTCTGGACCTTGCGCAGAAGGTCGCCGCCAGTGCCGGTGCCATGTACGCGGAAACCCGCGTAATCGAAGCGGTCCAGCAGGCCTAACAACCCCGGGGGCTCCGGCCCCCACAGTCCTACCGCGTCACAAGGCAAAGCCATGACCACCCCCGCCCCCACCAAGTCGCCCCGTGCCAAGGCTCCGAAGCCGACCATCAGCGAGCGCGCCCGCGAACGCATCTGTCCAGAGTGCAGCGGCCCGGTTGTGCGGCGCAATGCGAAGGGCCCGATGCCGACGTTCTGCGACGCGCAGGGGCCGGGGGTCTGCAAAAAGGCGCACGCGAACCGGCATATCGTCGAGGGGCGCGCGGTCATCGCTCTGTTGAAGGCGTGGCGCATCGATCGCGGTTCTGGTCCGATCGCGCAGGCCGCCTTCGCGCAGGTCTGCCAGATCGTTGACCAGTTCAATGCACAGGACCTCGCCCACGTCGGGCCGAATGGCGAGCGCCGGCCCCGCGCCGATCTCTATGCCGCCAAGCTGCTGGCAGACGGTTCGCTCTTTCAGGATCGGCAGCGGCAGGCCGCCCTTGCCCGGGGGCTGGAAGCTACCGCTGCGATGGAGGCGAAGCGCGCCGCCGCAATCTAGCCCTTGCTGCAACCGTCGCAGCATGACATGACAGCAACAGGTCGATTCGGGACACCCGAGGGACCACCCACCAAGGAAGACGCCATGACGAAAGATGAAACAGCGACGATCGAGAACCTGATCGCGCGCCTGTCCGAAGAAAACTGCGGCTGTCACCCCGGACCCGGCGTCATCGCCAAGATCGAAGCCGCTGGTATTCGCACCAAGCCTGATCCAGATAAGACCACGGCAACTGAATATGCCGTTGTCAGCCGCATCTATCTGAACACTTGGATCATCCCGGCGCTACAGATGCTGCTTCCGGGTGCCGACAGGGACCCGAAGCTGGCTCGCAGCATGTCGGGGAAGTGACGATGACCGACCTGACCCCCCAGATCAACCGCCTCGACTTCGACAGCTGGAAGCGCGGCGACACCGTCCGCTATGCCGATTTCACGGTGAAGCCGAAGCACGACATGCACAGCGAGACGGCGCAGCCCGGATGCCCGGAGCCGCACGGCTGGGTCGTCACCGGGCAGCACAACTGCAACGTCATGCCGGGCGCGACGTGGGCGAAGTCCAAGGACGAAGCCTTGGGTCTGATCGACGTCTATTGCGCGGTCGGTGGCAAGCCGGATTTCGACTGGGGCCTGACGGACGAAGCCAATATTGTCGGGCAGCGGTTCTGGCATCTGCTGCGCGCGATCCAGCGCATGACCGGGAAGCTGCGCTGATGGACACCTTCCTGATCTGGTCCGAAGAACATCGGGCATGGTGGCGGCCCTATGCCCGGGGCTACACCGACAGCATCGTGCAGGCCGGGCGGTACACTGCCGACCGTGCCGCACAGATCGTCCGTGATGGCAACATCGGCGGACGCTTCCATGAGATCGCGATACCGGTTCCCGCCGGCATCCCGGAACGCGGCGATGACCGCCGCTGATCGCGCACTGCTGGCGCTGCGCGACTGTGGCGTGGTCAGGGCTTCTCCGCTTCATGCCGGCTATGCGGAACTTGCCGCGTCTGACCTCGCCTTCCCCACCCGTCGCTTTGTCAGCGGCGGGTGGGTCTATGATTATCAACTGACGGAGCGCGGCAAAGCCGTTGCCCTGTCCCTATTCGGGGAATGCCTGTGATCCATTATGTCGCCGCCTCCATCGCCACTTATGCGCTGATGCGGGTCATCGGACCCCGCCGGATCAATCGGCAGCTGATACGCGCCCACGCCGATGACTGGGTCGCTGGCGGCGTTGTTGTTGGCATCGTTGCGCTGATGGTGTCGCTGTGAGCGAAGACCAGACCGCCAAGCTGGCCGAACAGGCCTATGCCGCGTCCGGGGCGAAGACCCACGGCGAGTTCGTGGCCCTGTTCGACGGGGCGATCGGTCTGCGCACCTTCCGGGGGTGGTTGGCCGGCACCCAGCCGGCGGCCCCGATCGCGCTGCTACTGTTGAGGGAGTTCGTGGCGGGATGGCGGCCGGGGCAGCGGTCGTGACGGAGTTGTTGCTGGCGGCGCGTTGCTGCGGTCAGTGCCTGACCAGCCGCGACCGCATTGTCTCC